TGTAAGACGAACCGTGTGCGCATTATTTAAGCAAAAAGCAGTGAAAACAGTAGCACCTGCAGCGAAGCCAATCGCAAAAGAGATTACAGAGTACCGTACCAACAACTGCCTGGCGGCCTTGCGTGAAGGGCAGGCAGCTTGTTGATCAGAGAGGCGTTCCATCTTTGTTTTGCTGGCCAGGTTCGTACCCTTCGCCCGTAAGTCCTGTTACAGGATCAGTGATCGAGGTTTCAACCTGCTTGGAAGGGTGAGATGCGTTTGCGTCAGCGTCGATGTTAATACCATCGATATAGCGCGGACCAGTGGTGTAGGTAATTTCCATATTTTAGAGTTCCGTGAAAAATTACAGTGCGGACTGAATTTTTTTACACTTGGCAAGGACTTCAGCCTTGAGGTCGTTGCTAGGCAAATCTTCACCGTGATCCAACGCCCAGTCAAGCAGCTCAGCCTTGGTCATACTGTCAAGGTCGCCCTTTTTGGCTACGGGTTCCGTTAGAGACTCGGTGCTGTCATATGGCTCAGCACCCACTTCATTGACGATCTCAGGCAGACGTTCCAAAGGCTTGGCTGCTACAGCTTTTTCACCCTCCTCAACGTACCCCTCAGCGCGAAACTCGCGTGCCTGGATAGTGTAGTAGGCAGCTTTGCGCTTGCCACCCTTAATAAACCAGGTTGGCAGTTTGTTAAGATGAGGCATGATAAGAGTTCTTGATCACTTCATAGTATTCCAGCGCATGAAAAAGGGGCCGTCTCTGCAGCCCCTCTTTCTATTCAGTTTGTCAAGCTAAGATCAGCGGGCGGGGCCGTCAACCAGCTCATAGAACACGCCACCGACGCTGCCAGCGCTCAGGGCGTAGGACACGTTGTTGTCAGCGTCACAGATAGCGCCACGGACGTGGGCGATGCCAACGCCGTTCTTGTCGAGGTCGGTAGCTTCAGCAATCACCACGGCTTCGCCGCCGAGGGTCACAGTAGCATCGCCACCAGACAGGCCGACAACGATAACGCGGATGGTTTTGGCGTTAGCCAGGGTAACTGCAGCAGCAGTAGGGGTGGTGGTGATTTCCAGCTCGGCGTCAAGGCTAAAACCTTCGCGAGGGAACAATCCAGTAGAACGTGCAGCCATTTTAAGGTTACAGAATGAGGAACAAATGGAGAGCTTGACCGTAGCGAAGCCCTGTCACTACTATGATACCGATTTACTCGACAGGCTCAGCAGGAGCATTCGGGTCAGCGCTAGGACCGCTACCGCCAGCAAACTGCCTGGAAGGGCTGTTGACCAGTACGATGTACGGATCAAACTCCGCAGGGTGTTCACCAATCAGGTTGACGTGGTGACACATGTCCATAACGGGAGGGGTAATTTCATTGCCCTCCTCGTCATAGGTACCTGGAGTCGTCTCAATGCAGCCAACCTCGTCGATGGCACGATCTTGCGTGTAGGCGATCAAGGTAGCCTCAGGAGACTCCTCAGTGACTTCTGTGAGCCATCCGAGGGTGTCGCATAGCGCCAGGAAGGTAGCGCGGTCGGGAAAACGATAGCAGTACATAGCTTAGATAGGCGGAAGGGTTACGGAAAGGCAGGTGTTTAGTGGTTATTGCGCCACTCCGTTAAGGGTGATCGCCCAGCCACGAGACTTCAGGTTGGTAACAGCGGTAGCAACAGAAGGCGTACCCGTTCCAGTGTCGTAGTCAATGGTGATGGTTTTACCAGAGCCAGGAGCAGATTGACCAGAGGTGTCAATGCTGTTAAGGATGTTTTCGACGGAGGTAGCGGTAAGGGAGGAGCATCCATCCCAAGCGTCGACAAAGCAGTTATTTACTGGTGTGCCAGTCCAAGAGTCAAAGAAGTTTGCGGGGAAACTTGTTAGGCTGCTGCAGTCGCGCCAAGCATTTCTGAAAATAGTTCCACTAGACGTATCAATAGCTGGAAAACTTGTAAGGCTAGTGCATTGGTACCAAGCAGACTGAAAGTTACTCCCGCCAGACGTATCAATTAACGGAAAGCTGGTCAGGCTGCTGCACAGCCTCCAAGTGGCGTTAAAGGTAGTCCCACTAGAAGTGTCAATTAACGGGAAGCTGGTCAGGTTGCCGCAGCCGTACCAAGTGGAGCTAAAGTTAGTTCCACCAGACGTATCAATTAACGGGAAGCTGGTCAGGCTGCTGCAGCCGTTCCAAGCGTTGGCAAAGTTAGTCCCACCAGACGTATCAATTAACGGGAAGCTAGCAAGGTTGCTGCACCCTCTCCAAGCGGCATTAAAGGCACTCCCACTAGAAGTATCAAGTAACGGGAAGCTAGTAAGGTTGCTGCAGTCTTCCCAAGCGGAGTCAAACTCAATCCCACTAGAAGTATCAATTAACGGGAAGCTGGTTAGGCTGCTGCAGTTGTCCCAAGCAAACTGAAAGTCACTCCCACCAGACGTATCGATTAACGGAAAGCTGGTCAGGTTGCTGCAGTTACGCCAAGTGGCGTTAAAGCTAGTCCCACTAGACGTATCAAGTAACGGGAAGTTAGTAAGGCTGCTGCAGAGACTCCAAGCGGAGTTAAAGTTAGTCCCACCAGACGTATCAATGAACGGGAAGCTAGCGAGGCTGCTGCAGTTACGCCAAGATTGGGTAAAGTTAACCCCACCAGTAGTATCAACCGTTGCATCAAATGCTTCAAGTGACGCGCAACCATTAAATGCTCTAAACGCATGTAACGTCATGCTCACTGGTGCAGGACCAATGGCAACTACCTTGTCTTTGTGAGTGGTGTTGTTGTTGATATAGGGTTGGAAATAAGTTCCACTATCCAACCTGAAGCCAACCTCGTAATATCCAAGTCCATTAGCGAACGTGTGAACAGCATTAGTTAGTGTCTCTACCGTTCCATCACCCCAGTCAACTGTTACCTGTCCATCAGTAGTGAAGTCGAGAAGACGAAAGGTGCTAGCAAAGATCCGCCAACGCCAGAAGCCGTCATCCTCTGCATCTGAAGCGCTATTGATTGACCCCTGTGACAGGTGCTGGTTGAAGACGGAAACCCGCTGAATGCTAGCAGGGTCGGCAGGGAGGAGTGTCAGCGTGGTAGAACCACTAGAGCGTCCGAACGGCTTATTGATAGTCGTAAACTGGTCAACGTTAAAGACAGAGCTACCACTATTATCGATCGTTGCAACGTCAGCAGCGCGGGTTACGGTAGCGCCTGAGGTTGGGATGTAGGAGGTGGGGAAGGTTTTGTTGTTTTCATACTGCAAGCCCCAAACGTAAATCTCTTCGGTACCAGCAGGAGTCCAGTTTCTGATAACAAAAGTACTAGCATCTTCACTCATGCCGACAGTCGGTCCACCACCGCCAATAGTTGTTCCGACTGCCCAAATGCGGATCCAGTCATTCGGAAAATCCTGATATCCTGCACTGATGATTGTACTTGATGATCCTTTTATGTCCTGACCAAGAAGACGATTAGAGGTGAGTCCAGGTTCGATATCGAATAATGCAGTGAAATGGTTGTCAATACCCCCAAACCCAACTAAAACGTATCTATAAGTGCTTTTTTTAACAAACGCACTTACAACGATATTATTTGAAGATGTTGTACTTTTAGTTATTCTAACTCCGCCTGTAGAAAACCCCGAATCAGCAAGAATTTTGTAGGACCCAAGCGATCCAGTTGGATTAACTGCAGAAGAATCAAAGGGAACAGTCACACTCTTAAGGCCATAGCCACTACTCACATCTTCACTTTCCGTCAATAAGTTCGTCCTAGCCTCTTCAATCAACAACCCGAGGCTTTCACCCGTAGATGGATCGTGGTCGAAGCGGGGCGTATCTACAGCAGCACTCTGAATCAGCCCATCACTGTCGACATACGTCCCACTGCTGGCGCGGGTGAAGGTGATCAGGTTGTTGCCACTGACGCTGTCAGTAAGGCTCTTGTTCTCAGCGAAGTTAATATCAAGGGTTGCGTCATCAAACAGCGTGCCGCCAAGCTTCGGCACCAGCAGATCACTAAAGACGATACCGCCATTCTGCAGGTCGTAGTGTTGTCCGCTGCCAGCAGGAATTAGCTGCTCGCTGAGCAGGAACTGCCCAGTCAGGGCGTTAAAATGTGCAGACATTATTCTCAGCTCCGTGCAATGGAGGTGCAGTTGCCGCTACCATCGTAGGTAAACGTCAGGGTAGCAACGGTAGCACCGTTAAGCTTATAAGCGATGGTGGCAGGATTGCCGTCAGCGTTATGACCAGCGGGCTCAACAGTGTCGTGAGCGGGGAGGTTCAGACCTCGGGTGGAAAGAGTGGTAGCCATAACGCCCTCCTGCGGCATTAAATTAGTTACACTAGTCTACCCAAGCATTAAAAAAGGACCCCGAAGGGTCCTAAGAAGTCAGTGGTAGACTGATCAGACGGAGGCAGTTGCGTCGACGTTGGTCAAGCGAGCGGCGGCTCGGCCATTGATCAAAGCAAGACCGCAATACCATTCCACGCGGGTGATCAGCTGAGGCTGGGAGAAGGACTCGCCCAGTTCGCGGACGTTCACGCCGCCGTTCTGGATGCCAGTCAGGAGGTCCTGGCCGAAGGAGACGCAGTAGATGTCCTGATCAGCAGGGTTGCTGTCGAGGATAGCCACGTTCTTGTGGTCGCGATCCAGTTCGAGCACGGGCACGCCGCTGTAGCTCATCTGCTGGTAGCCGAATTCGGTACGAGCGATTTCGATCTGACCGTTAGCGCGAGCGTGCTTGCTCAGGTGACGACGAGCAGACTTCGACATGATCAAGTACTTGGAACCGCCCTGGGCGTCCACGTTGTCGATCACTTCGTCAAGCTTGCCCAGATCCAGAGCAGCAGCAGAACCAGCGTTCTCGAAGTACTGAGAAGAGCCAGACTGAATACGAGCAGCCAGACCGTCGAACTCGGAAGGGGACTGGTTGGAGTCGCCGTTGATGAACAGAGCTTCCCAAGCCATGCGCATTGCACGGACGCGGGACTGGATCTGATAAGCCTTGGCTTCAGCGCCTTCGAGGTCCACGATAGCGCGGTCAACCTTGATGTCGCCACCGAAAAGCTTCAGGCTTTCGGACTGCTGGCTCACTTCAGCGTAAGACTCAGCCAGGGCGCCGTTGTAGTTACGGAATCCGACATCGGGCAGGCTCTCTTCGCGCTTCCAGAACAGGCCGTTGCCTTCAATGTTGCGGAAAGGGAGAGCGGACATGAGCTGACCAGCGGCCAGTTCGGTTACAACAGCCAGCTCCTGAGGAGTCTTGGCGTGTTTTTGAGCTTCAAGGAGCGTCAAAGCCATGATAAAAATACCTCTTAAAGTAAGAAAGAACAGAGTGTGGGTGTTAGGCCTAGGCAGCCGTCACGACCGCTTCGACAAATTGCACCCTTTCAGTCGTCTCCATCTCGGAACTTTCCTACGGGGCTGCTATCCATATAATACCTATACCAATAAAAAAGACCCCGAAGGGCCTTTCTGGTAGCAGCTAACCTATGGGCGAGATTGAACTCGCTAGTGAATGGGCTGCATGAGCCTATTCTATCAGGAACCGAAAGCGCGTTGGAACAGTTGCTCAGCGCTTAGGCTTGACAGATCTTCGGTCGGCATCCCGTTGGCGTCAGTGCCGCCATAGCCAATACCAGCCCCCGCACCCTTAGTACCCTTAAAGAAGGTACCGTAGATGGGATGGACTTTATATGAGGCGATGTAGTCCTCGGCAGACACACGCTTACCAGACTCCTTGTCAAGCACAGGATCGCCAGCAGCGTCGACCACAGTCAGAGAGCCATCAGCTTCCTGGCGGAAGTTAGCACCAACCTGCTGAGCCATCATGTCGAAGAACGACACGCCATCAGCCGCATCAGTGCGACCACCAGCAGCATAGAACACCTTTTCCAAGGCGTACTTCTTCTTGTAGTCAGCCAGTGCGGATTCAGCAGCAGCAGCCTTAGAGGCAGCTTCTTGAGCGTCCTTGCTGTACTTCAACTCGATCGCCTCCTTTGCTTCGCCCCACTGAGCCTGCACACGGGCAGCTTCAGCAGCTTCGGCTTGGAGCTTAGTATATTCGTCGGGATTGATCTCGGCGAACTTGTCGAGTTGAGTCTTGGTCTCCTTCAGGTCGCGCTCGTACTGCTTGCGTGCTTCACGCTCAGCTTTGAGGGCTTTCAAAAGGTTCTCTGCTTCCGAGCGAGGCATCATGTCGTCGCCTGCTGGAGCGGGGGCGGAGGTGACTTCCTTCTCGGGAGTCATGTTCTCGTCAGCCATGTTGTCTGCCAGGGATCACCCCTGGACGAATGTTACGCCGCTAGTATTCCAATTGCCCCGAATCAGCGTTTCCACTTCTTTTGAGGACAGAGCATGTCAGGGTCACCGCCAACCCATGTTTTAGCTTCCATGAAGCAACCACAATCCTTACAACGCTTGCTTTCAGCATTGAAGAAAGGACACGCCTTGCAGGTGTCGTAACGCTCTTCACGAATCTCTTTCGAGACCTTTCCATACCTGACTGCTTGGCCTGCTGTTTTCATCAAGCCTGTCGCCATCTTGCTTATGCTCGGGCCCTTGGCAGCAGGGGTTGCCTTTTGCGCCATTCCTGCTAACTCTAGCAGCTTTTCATTCCGAGACTTCGGATAAGCCGAGCAAGGGCCTGTAGGATAGACCCCTGCTGACTTCAGTTCCTCACGAATGTCCATGCCTAGTCAAAAGCTAGGCTAGGATGCCTATCAGGATTTGAGCACGTAACTTGAACTTGTGGTGTTGTAGTACAGCTCACCAGTGGACAAGCCGCCAGTGCCTGCTGCTGTGTCGTCCACATACTCTTCGATGTCAAGCAAGGAACGCACGCCAGCGGCTTGAATAGGCCTGAACTTAGCAGTGGCCGATTCGTACTGCAGGATGTCCCCGTCAGCCAGGGCGACAGGCGTTCCAGAAACACTGGTCAGGCTGAAATAAAGAGCAGATGCGCTGGTGTAGGCACTCAAGTCTGGAGAAAGCCCACTGAAGTAGGCGTTATTTGTGCCCTGGTCGAAGGAGTTCGTCGCTGTGTGTTGCGTAAAGGTTGTGCCGTCTGCGCTAATCCATAAGTCTAGACTTGTCCCTGCGGTAAACCCTTGAGAGGCAAGTGATGTTCCTGAGGTTGGATTATTTTTGTTGATGTAGATCTTGTTATAGATGCCACCGTTGGTGTCAAGAGCAAAGCCTCCTGCAGTGTTGCCAGTGTTGGTAAAATCACCATCGGACTGCTTTGCGGCGTTGTAGGAGGACGTGGGAGGAGTCACTTGAAGTTGAAAATCATCCAGATCTTCAACACCAAGACTGACCGCGCCAGGCTCCCACTTCTGGGCAGCGTTATCCCAGATAAGTGCTTGACCGTCAGTGGGTGCAACGGTGGAGGTGTCTACATCATCGAGCTTGTCGATAGAGTAAGGGATAGTAACTGGTGATCCTCCACCAAGTAGCTGCGCAGTTGGTGGCGTGAATGCTGCTGTGTAACGAGCGACTCCTGTTGTAAGCCTGAAATCGTCTATATATCCATCAAAATCGTAAAAGCCAGTGCGGCTCGATCCAATGGTAAGGCTGTTCTTGAATAACCATTCAGTAAAGTTTGTAGCACTATCGACAAGAGTACCGTCTACGAACATTCTGAGAACGTTAGACGCATCACGGGTGACGGCAACGTGATGCCAAGCGTTTAGGGAAGGAGCTGTGGCAACAAGAACATCACCGCTGTTGTATGCCCAAAACTTCAATTCTGAATTACGATGAATCAGCTCATATCCGCCATTAACATTCTGGGAATTCACAAGCCCACCATCAGTACTGGATGCGTAGAACCACATTTCAATTGTGAACTGACCTGTGCCCGTAACTAGAACACTGTCTTGTACTGAAATAGTGCTGTTTGCACCGTCAAAATAGGCTGAAGCTCCGCCAAATTTAAATTGAGCGGTTGAAATTTGAGAGTTTCCGTTAGCGGAAAGGCTTAGTCCGTTTTGGCTGCTGTCTGTAAATGTTGTTGATCCGTTAGTGCCATTGCAATGCAGCAGCAGTTGAACGTTGCTGTATTCAGGATCAGCTGCGGATGTGTAACTCACTCCGCCAATGACAGGTCCAGCAATCCATTGACCGTTCTCATAGATCAGCGCTTCGCCGTCCGCTGCTGATGGCAGTGTTGTGCCACTTGAGATTGTCCCTGGTTCCCACTGACTATTTGCGTTGTCCCAGACCAATGCTTGGCCATCAGTAGGGGCAACGGTCGAAGTATCTACATCGCTGAGGTCGTCAATGCTCGCAACAGCACTACCTTCATTCAGCACATGAATAACGCCAGCCATTAAGGCATGGCTGGTGCATTGGTAGTAAAGCGTTGATGGAGCGTCCATTCGCACTTCCCATGTCAACGTGCCATTACTGACTGCGTTGTTGGTGATACCGTCGTTGTATGCCGTGCCACCGATACCCTGAGTGCTCTGAACCTGGAACGGGTGGGCACCCATCGTGTTGGTGAACTTGTACGTCTGCCCACGCATCACATAGATGGCGGGATCCGTTTCCGTTCCTGCGAAGCCAGCGCCTGCAAAAATATAATCAGTAGTCCCGTTTGCGGTCAGCGTCCATTCGATTTCACCGCTAACACCTCCAGGCTCCCACTGGCTAACGGAGTTATTCCAGACAAGCGCCTGCCCATCTGTAGGGGCTGCCGTCGTGGTGTCAACGTCTGACAGGGCGTCAATAGAAAGATCATTGGGCTGCCACTCACTGTCAACGTTGTTCCAGATCAGTACCTGCCCATCTGTAGGGGCTGCCGTCGTGGTGTCAACGTCTGACAGCGCGTCAATAGACGTAGAAGCCAGGTCTGCGCCTGCCTGGGTCAGCGTGCCGCCCTCTATGACATAGATGCCGTTTTCATCCGTAGCGTAACAAATTTCCCCCTCTTTTAGGTCACCAGCCGCGATAGCCGTATCGAGGTTTGCCTTACTGCCGCGAGCAATTCTTACGGGAACACGGTTAGCGGGGGTGGCCATTTCAAAGACGCAATTTCTGCGTTAGTATTCCTAGAAGCTTCCCCCGTCAGGCCCCTCATCGTCGCCAAAAAGTTCAGCGGGAAGGTCTACTCCGCTACTGCTGCTAACCGTGATCGTGGGGTCAGAATCGTAAACGGTAATTACGGGCGCACCAATTCCTACTGCGCCAGTAGATAGCACATTACCAGTGGCTTCATCGTAAAAGCTTACCCTGAAGCCAGAGGTCGTTTTGTTTTCGACTTCAAGAACATTCCATCCAGCCTCTCCTGAGTGCAGTACCGAATAATCCGTGCCAGGCTGGGCGGTGTCAAAGGTAAAGTCGATGTAACTGTCTGTGCTGGCAATGTAAACATGCGCTGCGGATGACATGCCTGTGTGGGCAGTCGTGGAGCTGATGTTATTGCTGTCGATGTAAGCATGCGCGAACGGAGCAACCGCTGTCGTAGACGCAGATCCAGCACTGAAATCACCGCCACCATAAACCCCAAAGACATATGCTGAGTCCACTGTTCCTGTATCAAAGTCGCCACCATCACCTCGACCAGCGCTGGCAGCCACGGAGCCAGGCTCCCATTGTTGAGCGGTATTATCCCAAACCAACGCCTGACCGTCTGTGGGGGCGACTGTCGTCGTATCCACGTCGCCGATGTCGTCAATACTAGCAACAGACCCGCCAAGCCCTGTTGACGGTACGGGTCTCCAGGCAGAGGTGGCTGATTCGTATTGCAGGATGTCGCCGTCAGCAAGGGGTGCAGCGGCACCAGGGGCCGAAAGGCTGAAGTACAGAGCAGATGCGCTGGTGTAGGCGTTTAGGTTTGGCGAAAGCCCAGTAAACAGTGCATTGTTAACACTTTGGGCGTATGAGTTTGTCGCTGTGTGTTGCGTGAAGTTCACACCGTCCGCACTAACCCACAGGTCCAGAGTTGTTCCTGCGGTAAAGCCTTGACTGGCCAGGGAGGTTCCTGAAGTAGGAGTGTTTTTGTTGATATATATGCCTGTGTAATTGCCGCCGCTCTGATCAAGAGCGTATCCACCAGTCGTGCTGGAATTTGATCCACTCCAGTTGCCATCAGATTGCTTGTCAGAGTGATATGCAACGGGGTGAGTGCCTGGTTGCGGCAAATAGTCGTCCAGATCTTCTACGCCAATGCTGACAGCGCCTGTAAGCCCATTAACACTACTGACACTGCCGCTGGTCGAAGCAGGCCTCCAGAGACCCGTAGAAGCCTCGTAGAGGAGTGCCTCGCCGTCTTGAGGGGTAAGGAACGCATTCTGTTCCTGAACGACGATAAACTCGTTGTTAGCCTGGGCGTCCAACAGCTCCTGCGGCCAAGGGTAACCAGAAAAACTAATATAGTCCGCTCCTGAGGCGTATGTGCTCGCAACGGTGCTGGTTACAGCCGTATGCTTGTATCCCCATCGCGTGACGAATTCAATCGCAGTACCAACAGGAACTGTGCTGAGCCAAGACTGTATAGGGTCTGTATCGTACCATGCAAAATAGTTGTTAAAATTAGACCCGATATCCCACATCCCCGACGCGCTGGGAGTGTTGTTTGAGGGGCCAGACAAAACAAACGACTGCTTGGCTGGGTCAACCCCGTACTGAAAGTTTCCTAAATTCTCAACGTCAATAATGACATCATCAATCTGGCTATTGACGCTGGCAACCTTGCCCGAAAGGGTGACGATAGTGCCAACAGCATCCTTTGTGTAAAGCGCTGCAGCGCCCGTAGTAAGGCCAATGACTACCTCTCCCTGGCTGATCTCGTCCGTTCCACCTGACCCGATAGCAGACTCGATTGCCGCCTGGCTGTCCGTAGAGTTCTTGAGTACGATTCTATCGGGAAAAACAGCCACAGTACAAGTACAACTGGGCTAGGCTTCCTATGAGGGCTATCCGTTGAAGGTCCACTTGCCAGCAAGGATGCAGCCTGGGTTAAAGTGAGGACCGAAATAGGTTTGCCCAAGCGTGGGCTCACCAGGTTTTAGGTACGTCTTCCTTAGACAGCCAGCTTCCGTGCTTCTTACCAGGCGTTGTATGTTTACTCCACTTGAGTTCGCCAGGTACATGCCACATCCTAAGCTTTGGCCAGTACAGTCTCCTGGGCCAACAGAGATACCGCTGCTCCACGCTGATTCCCCGCAGGGGCTGAACTTACCAGGGTGGGAGCAAGGGGGTCCGTAGGACACGGGATAGCAGCCGCCATCATCGCAAAGGCCGCTACCTTGACTGAAGCTAGCGTAGACAGTCCTAAATTTTCGCTGACCTTGGTCCACATAGCTTTGCGTGCCAGTGAACGACCAACCACCTGGTTGACTGAAGTCTACGCACGCCTCGCTGCATCGAGACCGAATCTCTGCTTGTAGCTTACTTCTTAAATCATTCGTGGTGCCGCCAAAACCTTCGTATGAACAGACTCTTGCGGGACCCACATCTTTGCCGCAGCAGATATGCGATTCAATTTTGACACATTGACGGCAGCGATTGTTCGTCTCGTCAGTTGCGGCGCATTGGCCAAAGCTAGAGCTGGATGAGTCGGTGATGCATGCCTTGCATCCATCACAAGTGCGTCCCGCGTTACAGTAGCACGGAACATTAACAGTTCGTCGTGCGCATTTACCAAGCGAACAGGTCTCACATTCGGGATCGCAAAGTGGTTGCCCATCGCATAGGCTTGAGACTGTACCGAGAAGGGCATAGTACCCTTCGCACCAAGCACTGCACGAACGTTCATCGTTGTTTTGGCCACCATCGTCTTGGCCACCATCGTCGCGTGCGCATTTTCCAGTTACGCTATTTGTGGCCGCATTATAGCCGTAATACAGTCGTCCCCCGCAACAGTCAACCCTTCCACTACCCCTTCCGCATGTTGCGTCCAAAGAGCAGGAGCGTTTGCCTGAGTTACAGTCACCCTCATATATGTAGCAGCCCTTCACATAGGTCCCTTGAGTGTCATTAGTGCCGCTTCCAGGGTTATTATTGATTGGCTGACACTTGCCATCGATACAGGCGTATCCAGCCGCGCATTGAGATGTTGCAACACAAGGACTGCCGTTATTTTTGCTGAAGTACCCCAGGTCCCGCAGGCGCCGCTCTTCTTCTCGCCGCAGCCGATCGGCCTCGTAGCGTTTTTCAAACCAGTCTTCAAATTGGGCTGCCATGTTATGTGTTGTCTAAGGTTCCGCGACCAAAGTGCATCGGGTCGACTTCTGCTCCAGTATACCCATCTTCAAAAGCTCTCATGGCAACTGGCACCCATTGCAAGGTTCCGCCAACGTTTACCCCAACATACATGCCGTAAAGTTCAAGGTTGCCGCCAAAACCAAACTGAATGTTGTTGGCCACGTCGTACGTCTGGTAGTAATCAAAGATCAACTGCCCCTCGTAGTCGGGGGTGGAAGCGGTATGATCAAAGTCGGGCCTCCTGTCGACAGACACGGGCTGATTCAAGACATGCCTGCGCTGAACAGTTGGGCCAGCAACAACTCGCGGTGAATTGATAGCCATCACAACACCTTAATGTAACGATCCCCAAACGGGTCCGAGACGTAAAGCTCGACAGCATCAATCGTGTCGTTGTAGTAACCAAACATCACATTAGGCTCTACTGGCGTGGCCAGGGTTTCAGACGTGTTGGGTTTCGTCCCCAGCATCTGAATCGCAACACTGTAATTAGTGGTGATATCCTGAGCCGAGAAGGATGATCTGTTGATTGCCATGATCAGTACTTGCTGTAGTAAACGCCCTTGGCGTGAGTTAACTCGACCTCGCTGCCTGCCCTGATAGAAGTCAAGCCAATCGGCTTGGTCGTGTACTCCTTGTCGTTATACGAGACCACAGCCGTTCCGTCGTTGGCCAGCCTTACCCAAGACGCACGAACACTACCCTCAAAGTCTCCAGGAATAACTTCCTTGCTTTCTAGTCGCTCCAGCTGAACAAGTCGCTCGCTAGCGCTAAGATCGATTAGTTCATTCAGGAGGCTCATCAGTTAACAACTCCATACTGCTTCAGGTTCCAGTAAAATGCTGCCTCGTTGCCGTCAACCAGCGTGACGAGACTGGTGGTTTTTGCGCTAGTGAACAGGTCGCCTGCATTTGCGGGAGCATAGATCGTTCCAGCGCTGAAGGTTAGATCGCCTGCCCCGACAGTCGGATCCAGTGCGGCAAGGGTTGCATTGTTAATCGTCAAGGTGTCCGATGCCGCGTAGTCGTAACCAGGCTTGTTGATTGTAAGGGCATAGTCCGTGGTAGCAGCACCAAGGTTTGTAACCACCAGATCGACGGTCAAGCCTACTCCAGAGCCGCTTGTACTGTCAATGGGAATGTTTGTGTAAGCGGCTGGGGAGTTAGCAGCAGAGGCGGGTGCGGCGGTGACAGAGCCTAGTGTTAATACGTTTCCAGTACTCCAGACAAGCGCGACATGGCTAAATTCCAGCGCAGTGGTACCGCCATCATGCGCGAAAACCGTCGCCTTCTGTGACATAGCAACGCCACCATCAGCGTATCCGCCAACGTCGGCGGATTCGTACTTGATCACGGCACGAGCGTAGCCGCCAGTGCCGAGGGCAACCTCACCTGCAAGCAAAGTAGTGTCTGAACCTACGACGCTAGGGTCAAAAACAAAGGCGGGCAGATTGATCAGTCGAGCCTCGAAGAACTGGTCAACGTAACGTTCACGCAGGATGTCGTCAATTTCGGTAGAAGATACCTTCGCTGCGATTGTCATAGACCCAAAGCTGATCGACTATAGAGTACCTACGGTGCTGCCGCGAAAAGATCGTCAGTCACGACAACAGCAGTGGTGGTAACGATTAAGCCATCATTCGTTTCCAAAGGAATGCTGCCAGTGCCTGTCGTCTCGACGATCCCTCCTGGCTCTACCACTATACCCCCGACATGCGGAATAATAGTAAGATCCACCCGAGCGGTTAGGTCCGTAGGGTTGGGGGTGCGTACTGGAGAGTCTCCGTAAATAAAGACATACGAATCCAACTGAAGATTGATGTCAACGTTAAAGGAAAAGCTTTGGCCGACTACGTCATTCGCAATAGATGGCGGAGCAGACACTCCAGGCGGAGGCGTAGGAGCCCCTGGCGTTGCACTCATGTCTGGACTGGAGTTGCCTGTCAGATTGTCCCCAAGCACAAGCGTGCCGATGCTGAATCCGTTCCAAACCCCATTCATCACAACAATCGCTTCCTCTTGGGTCACGCCCCAGGCGCAGGCATCCATCCGCATTGCGGCAATTCTGTTGTTTTTATTGTCAGCATAACGGAACGGCCTACCTGGATACCAGCCAGTTACGATCTCAGAGCGCATTGACTCGCCAATCTGCAGACCGTAAAGACTCCCCTTGGTAAATCGAACAAGGTAGTTGCTGTAGTCAGCAACCCATCCTTGGACAGTAGAACTGCTGGAAGAAAGCAGCGGAACAGGGATTGACTCCTCCAGCTGGTAGTTGGCCGCCACTGAAGGTGGAGTGATGTAGGAGTTTGTATTCAGGTTAATTAAGGTCGAGCGTTCTGAGGTAGAGGTCGAAGGCGATTTGACCGAATCAGGACGAGGGTCGTTGACGACGTTTGTAGCAGATTTTCTAATAACGACTGTCTTGATTCCTTCCGTTGCGTCCAAGTAGCGGGCGACTGAATACGAGCTACCTAAACCCGAAACCCCGATTCCCCTAGAGGCTACACTGTTGAAGGTAATTGTTTCTTGAATGTTTAGGTTGTTTTCTAACCTGTAGTTCGTGATAACTTTTGTTGCTAAGTAAAGCTGATTATATTTCGTATCAAACTGCTTGTCAAAATCTTGAAGTCGACCGTTAGAAACGCCAGAGCGCCAGTCTTCTGGATTGGCAGCGGAAAGCATTGTTTCATAACTGTCCTGAACAGTGCTTGCCAAGGACCCATCCCTGTTGTAAAAGTATTCAACGACAGTACGCCTTAAAACGCTCGTTTCCATTCCGTAGTATGAACAGCCGCCGCTGGGGCGACAGCTGTAGCCGTAAATTTGCTTACAGAAAGCATATCTGTCTGCAAAGTACTGCGAGTTAGCCTCAATGAGTGGGCCAGACTCTTCCTCTTCGGCCCTAGAAATTTGTCCTCCTATGCCAAGGTAGTAGCTTGTGGATGTTACGACCTTGTTGGCAGGAAGGTAGACAGTCGTTCTTTCGGTAACGAAAGCTTCGTTGCATAGCTGGCTTTGCTGTTCGCCGTCCTGCTGCCCTTGGTTTGACTGCGGGGCCTCGATAACAGTTCCACAGCCACTAACTCTAACTGGACTACGAGGAGGTTCGTTTACTCTTTCATTGATGTTGCTGTCATTTTCGTCTTGTTTTACACGAGCAAACGTAACAGCAGGATAGGTAATAAAGTAGTTTGATTCTGTTACCGTAGTGTCTTCCGTCGGCGCACTTTGATCGCCAGTAATTGCGCCAGCAGGAACCTGGTAGGACAGCTTGATTGTATCTGGAATTGGACCAGCTCCCGCCAAAGGCGAGACCGATAAAGCTGTTTCTCCTAGCACGGAAACCCAGTCACCACCGTCAACGCCAGAGCTGTTGTCGTTGCCGAAAAACCTTCGGCTTTGGAGAACGCCTTGATTGTCCTGATACAGGATCATGCCAGCCGAGGCGAAGCTGGCCGAGCAGTTTTCGATCGTCCGCTGTGTCGGATCCAGGGGGATTGGCACCAGAGGAAGTACCTCGGAGGTGTTGTCCGTTAGGTAGGCCAGGCTTAAGCGGCAGCCAACCTGGATGTCAAGTTGCTCAGCCTCCACGTTGTAAGCTAGGCCAAGCACATAAAGATGGCCCCTGGGGTGCCTGTAAGCCGCTCCACCAGGCTCTTGAACGTCAAGGGTGATCAAGGTGCCACGCTTGAACAGATTGCGGTCGTAGTCCTCTATATCGACCCCTCCTGGCCTTTGCCCAAGCAACAGCGTGCCGCTGGTTGTGATTAAACCATTCTTGAATGCGCTGACATCGCTTACCTGCAGGGAAACGAAACTGCTCGTGTAGTCTTGCCCGCCGACTGTCAGGCTTGCGGCTCTTGTTTTTTGTACGAGGTACCCCATGATCAGACCTCCTGCAAGCCGAAGCTTACCATCGTCAACTTGGGACCCATGCGTGTGTAAGAGGGCGCAGTGACGAAGACGACATTCGTGGTAACATCAGCACCCCAGGTCTCGTCAACAACCCCGCACGCAGCCGTAAGCCCTGCTGCTCTGTCCGTATCCCAGGCCCTGAACATAGCATCAAAGCTAAGGGCATCCGCTGTGTCCATAACTGTAGAAATGACCCATTGGTATTTCTGCGCATAAGCAGATCCGCCAAGCAGGTTAGCGCCGCTAGCAGACATTTCGTAGGAAATTTCGCCAACATACGACCTTGGCATTGCATTGTCACCAAAATTGTCAATATAAAAACTATAAACAGGCGATCCACCTGACGGCGTGTAAGAAATGCCTAGTCGTCGTGCCGCCATTAGGATTGCCTAGCTGGGCTAGGATTCCGAAGCCCGTTCTGCAATGGCCGCGTACTTGGGAAGATCTCTTCGACCCGTAGGAGGAACATGCTTATTAGCCTTGATTGCCTTAAGGACCTTATCGCTTGCCCTGGCATAGGCCTCAAAGGCTTCGTCGTACCAGGCTAGTAAGGTCTCATGGACTGGCTCATCAACATCATCCCCAGTTGAACGCTTGACGGCTATCAAAAGCCATATAACAAGGTTTTCCAGTTCCGACAAAGACATCTCATCAGGATGCACGTCTGGAAACTTGCGAGGGTCTTCGCCCATGGTGTACTCCAGGTAGAGCCTGGCAGTGTCGCTAGTGTCTCCGAACAGGAACATGGGCCAACCTTCGCTAGGCAAAGGATACCGATCAGCGGAACCGACGGCGGCGGAGGCGAGTCATCTCGACCATCATGTTGTTAGCAGCTTGGACGGGGTTGGCTGCTTGGACGGTAACGCTCTGGTTAAAGGTGTCCCCGCCCATTGCGCTCTGAATAGCCTTGACCATGGAACCCATTCCACCACTGCTGGCGCGAGAAGCATTTGAAGCTGCTGCGCTGTTAAGGTTGACGCCACCCGTCGGGATATTAAGCTGGCTCGTCAGATGGGCAGGAATAACGGTACCAGAGCCTGGGGCCTTCCATGCGCCAAACGCGGGAGCATTGATCATGCTGAGCCTGCCACTAGCGCTTAAAAAGGCCTCACGACCAAGCTCGTTGACCTGGTAGGAAGTGCCGCCAGAAACTGGGCCACCTGAAGCCCTAGCAGAAAGCCTTCCCGAGCCTTCAGCACTGCCAGAAGACTTGTTGGCCCTGGCTGCGTTAAGCTCCCTTTGCGCCGCTGCAGCCTGCCTGAGCGCGGTGCCAAGTTCATTAACCCTTTGTGTGGCTTGGCCGTACTCTCCCGCAAGTGTGTTAACAAGGCCAACCTGTTCGTTAACGCTTACGTTACTGAGGTCAACCTGTCTCGTCACATTTTTGGCATTCGCAAGAGCTTGATCCATGAGCCCGATCTGTTTGTCACGCTCTTTGGTTATATTTCTTAGCCTTTTTTCGTTCGCTTTGATTTTATTACCAATCTTTTCTTCCGCGGTTGCCTGTTTTTCTTTAGTGGCTTTAATTTCCTTGTCTTTTTCGGCTTGGACTTCAGCTTTTTCCGCAAGCTTTTTCTGAATTTGCTCCTGCCGCTCCATTCGTGACAGGCGGGCTTGAGCACGCAGCAATCCTTCTTTATCGAGTTCTCCGCTCGAAATTTTGGCCTGAAGTTGACTCTTCTCGAACTGGTAAAGCTTTTCTTCTGCAGACGTTCTTTCGCGCAGTTTTCCGATAGCTAAATCGATAAGATCAAGCTCGGCGTCATAGCGAGTGTTGATTTCATCCAAGCGCTCTCGATGATTATCCTTCATCTCCTGCTGTTTAATTCTGTCCTCCTCAAGCGTTTCCTTGATTCCTGCAATCTCTTTATCGTACTTTTCTTTGACAGATTCTTTCAAAGCTTTGAGTATTTCGATCTCTTCGTTAAGCGCTGCTTTTCTTTCATCCTGCTGGGCCTTTGCCTCCTTATACCTATCCAGCAGGCCGTCAAATCCTTGGTTGCTCGCCTCAAGGAACTTCACCTGCTCTTGAGTAAGCTCGCCAGTAGCTCCTGCAGCTATAAGTGCTTCTTGCTTCAGGTTTTGTGTCCCAGCAGCTGCGTTGTCCACACTGGCCTTCACGGCAGAGTAAGCAAGCGCAGCAGTTCCCGCAGCAGCCGCAACCTTGAGTATGCCGCCAGGAGCTAAAGCTACAAAGAAGGCCTTGGCAGCATTCAATGCCATCTGTATATTCTTATAATTTTTAATAGCCTTGACAACAGTCTCGATTGCATTAGCAATGACAAACCACTTGGACAGGGCGAAGTAGGCTATTGTTGCAGCGGCCAGCCCAGCAAAAAGCCCAATGACAGTGCTCATATTGTTTGCGATGGCGAAGATGCCGTCCGCAAAAAGCTTCATAGAGCCACTGACGACACCTCCCATGGCTCGATCCAGGTTATTAAAGCCATTGATAAACTCCAGCGCCAGCTTCTGCATGGCAGCCTCAATCCTCTGCAGCCTGCCAGCAAAAGTCTCCTGCATCCGCTTGGCGACATTCATGTAATCACTGGTATCTGAAGTCAGATTCTCAAGAGCTGCGCTGACTGTGTCAAAGCTAATCTTACCCTCCGACGCCATTTTCTTGAGTTCCGTGGTCGTATAGCCAGTTACAGTACTCATCTCCTCCCAGATGGGAATACCCTGGATGGCGAACTGGGTCAAGTCACGAGTATAGGCCTGGCCTTGGGCAGCAATCTGGCCAAGGTTTCTAGCTAGCAGGTTGATATCTCCACCAGTGGCGGCAGAAACGACCGCAAGCCGCTCGGTAGCATCGATGGCGGTTTCGGTCTCAACGCCAAATGCCATCATGATCTTGCCCGCCTGAGCAACCTGTTCCAGGTTAAACGGACTGTTGGCGGCAATTCTCACGAATTCATCAAAGGCATCCCTAGCTTCGTCCGCCCCACCAGCAAAAGCCTCCAGCTGCAGTTGAAGCACTTCCATGCGCTGTGCGGTTGCAGCAAAATCACCAATACCGCGAGCGATGCCCATGATCGCGCTTGTCGCCAAGTTGGCAACGGTCTGAACGACAGCGAATTTGCCGATTATGCCAGTAAGCTGTGCCTTCATCTGTTGCAACGGACCGCCCTGGGTCATAGTCCTCAGGCGCTTGGTAGCTTCCTGGATTCTCTGCGTTACCTTGTTCCAGTCAGCGGAAACCTCCTTGGTACCGTTTTTGTATTTTGCAGTATCTCCTTGAAGCTGTTTTAGAATGGTCAACTGACGCTTTAATTCATTAGGCGTCTTCCCGAACTCGCCATTGATAGCCTTGACCGCCGTTTCAAGCCTTTTGGACTCCTGGTTAATGCTCTGCACCTTTTTGGCGACCAGTTCGCCGTCCTTCAGGTTGATCTGTACGCTGGTCTGAAGGTTTTGCCCGAATGCCTGGTTTAGCTGATGCTTAGCCTTGGCTGCGCCCTGATCGAAAGCACTGAAGAACTGGTTGATCGACGAAACCGCTGTGTTGGTGTCGACTTCTAGGTTAAAATTAAGATTTTGAGCCACGTCGAGACCAGAGCTGCCTGTAGGCTTCCATAAAAAAAGAGCCCCCGAAAGGGCTCTTGGTTCTTGCTAGGTTAGAATCAGCTCTGGAGGGTCAGGTGGTAAGGGCCGTAGCCAGTCAGGGTGCATTCCCAGGACACGATGCTACTAACCTCGTTGGACTCGGTGTAGCCAGTCAGGGTGCCGTAGCCCACGATTTCTTCGGTGGTGCCAGTAGGTCCAACACGCTTGAAAGCAACACGCAGGCCATCTGCCACGGTGTTCTGCTCAGTCAGGCGAAGGATCTTGTAGCCAGCATCGCCGAAATCAGCGATACCAGCCAGGGTGACGCTGAAGCTCTTGGTGGTGGCCACAGCCTGGTTGAAGCCGTTGGTGCTGTCATCGTAGGTATAGATGTCCTCGGTTCCCGTGTCGGTCTCCAGGGAAGCGGAGGTCAAGCCCTGCAGGCGAACAGCGTCATCCGTGCCGTCCATAGTGAAGGCAACGGAGTTCACAGTGAACACGCCATTACTGTAAGCCACGGAGTGGGCAGAGTCGACAGGAGTAGCGGTGTCAACGGTAGGAGCTGCAGCGAAGTCGCTCACCAGTGCGTTCTGCACTGGGACGATGTAAAAGTCGTAGCCGAAGGCTGCCGAGAAGTTTGCCATAGTAAAAACGGGAAAACCCGCATGAAGGTACCTCGGACCCTCATGGGGCCGTTATCTTTATTCTTCCAAACGGCTCGGAAGCCTGGTAGAATGTTCTTGAGGCGGTTCCTCGATATATCGGAGTCTCTGGGCTCCTCGTTTTATAGGAGCCGCCCGACTCTTAAGCTGCCAGGACAGGCATATCAGAGCGGATCACAAGCTTGGTCTGCACCAAGGACCCCAGGCCATCCGTTGTTGCGACTGTCTGGATCGCCTCGGACCCCAGGAAGCGGCTACAAGCCCTTTCCGCAACCGCTTGGACATCAGAGCCCTTGGCGGGCTCCCAAGCCACCAGGAAGACGCTCCAGTTGACAGTTAAACGTGCAGCGTCGTTGCTGATGTATTCGTTCTTCGTAAAATCACCAGCGTCTTGAATAATGCACTCGACACCCTGCACATTCCTAAGGGCTGGCATGTCTTCTCCAGCCGAAACGATGGACAAAGCGGTGGTCGTTTGACCAGCTCGGAACTCGTAGGTGCCCAGCAGATCAGTAAACGTGCTGTCAGCAGCCAAAATGTCATAAATGACCTGTGCTGATGTCGGGAAAGTCTGTGCCACAGGCCGAAAAACGCTATTTTAGGGTACCTTCCTTGGTAAACTTAGGGCAAGACAATCCACGGAGGCTTCAATGCTAACGAAAAGAACACGTTTCTGTGGTGATGTCTCAATGATTTTCTGAGATGCACTGTTCGCAGGATTTCCTCCCCGTTTACGAGAGGGTTTCAGATTATCTCCATAACATGTCTGCCTTGACTCGCGGTGAAGCCCGCCGCCAATGGCGTCAATCCATTAAAGACGCCTGGAACAACCGCTGCGCCTACTGCGGCAAACCCCCTATCGACGACGAAAGCCTTACTGTTGACCACGTTCGCCCCAAGACAAATGGCGGCGAAGATAAGACATCGAACTGCATTCCTGCCTGCCGAGAATGCAACCAGGACAAGTCCAGCCAAGAGTGGGCTGCGTGGTACCGCATGCAACCCTTTTACAGCATCGCCGCTGAGTGGCGCATCCAGCAATGGTTAAAGGGTGGGATTCAGGGTTTTGGGCCGTACTCCGAAGAGGACAGCCGCATTGTTGACGACTACATTAACCAGATCTCAGGGGATTGGCCTATCGGGTAAGCAACTCGTTCTCTCTCGCGACGAGCTTGGTTTCAATGAAGGGCACTCGGAGGATGACTTCGGTGCCCTTTGTCGTTGTGAACGTTCTCGCCTGGTCGCTAGCTGACTCCATTGCAATCAAAAGGCCCGAGTAACCGCCTGGCCTTGGCTCTGGGTGCAGTAAGATCGCGTCCTCCGCAACAAGGGCTGGCTCCGCAGGAACATAGCCAGGGGTCGCGGACGATGCCAGCTCCTTGTAGCAGAACAGCGCCCACGAGGGTAGTAGCTTGAGCCTGAGAAGCTCCAAGTACGCCGCGCCGTTGTGACCGTCAGGCGTTTCTCCTGCGTCTTGAGGCTTGTAGAAACTGAAATCCAGATAGGAATATGGCTGAGACTGCTTCTTGCTGTCCCGATTGGCGTTGGCTTGCATAGATGAAAGGAGTGCAATCGGACGCTCCTGGTCATGCAAGCGCTGGTGATAGACTTTGAGTCCGCGATTGACTGCCGCAACAACATACCCCCAGGGAAGCTGGGAATAGTTGTCTAGAGCAAACTCAGGGTCGCCAGGAAAGGTCGACTTGAGGATCCAGTAGAACTCCTCAAAGTCGTACCCCGCGTCCTGGCTTACTACTTTCCCTCAGCACCGCCATCTTGTGCCACAGCAGCTTCTAGAGCCTCCGTGGAGCGCTGATCTTCTTCGACGTAAAGTTGAGACAGGGCCTTGACCAGATCAGGATGCAAATCCATAGATTGGTCAACACTCCACTTCTCGTCAACGCGGCAGATCAGCAAAGCGGTCGCCTGAACGATATCCACGCGCTCTTGGTACGCCATCATCTCAATCATACTCTCAAGGATCTCATCCTCGAAGGGTTCCATATAGCTAGGTCGCTCAGGCTGCATCAGGTCCTGCATGACCTCCACCTGCGGCTTACCCGCATCTCGGGCAATACGACCGCCAAGAGCGTACATCTTGCGAATGCTGTCGTCACCCTGTGTAGCCTGCTGTACGATAGCCTTTTCGGCCACACTTAGGTATCCGCGACGTTCAATCTCAATGATCCCACTCTCCTCTGTCCCCACTCGCTCAACGATAGGCTTGAGACGGGGCTGTACGACGAAAGGAAGTCCCTTTTTCTTTGCCATGATTGGGCGGAAGCTGGGCTAGGATACCTATCCAAACTGAGCCGACCAGGCCTCCCCTATGCCTCTGTCAAACGGCGTTCTCATATCGAAATCCTTTAAGGCCATCTCAATCCAAGGCCTGCCAGGGATGGTTACCGTTGCAGCGTTGGGATTACCGTAAGGGCGCATAACACCACCATAGTGGACGAAAGCCGCATAAGGTGTTTTATAGATGATGCTGAAGCCGACCTTGGTCTGGGCAAACTTTGGCCTGATCTCCAGAGAGTTCTTGAGTTTTCCTGTATCGATAGCCCCGACCCTGGTAATAGACTCGTCAAGAGCAGTTCCGAGACTTTTCTGGATGTAGGTAGCGCCCTTTTGAGCGCCTTTTGAAAGTGCCTTCCTGACGGCGGCTTGCATTTTCTTTGTATCCGCCTTACCAGCCACCTTGGGCATCTGGATTTCGATTGTTGCGTTAAAGTTGAACTGAGTTTTTGCCATGATCAGTTCTGCAACTCCGATCCTGTCAGCTGAAGCTCAACTCCGCCGATCTCCTGGTACAGAATTTGGTCAATGCCCTCCCCTCCAAAAACGCCGCTAGAGCGTTGGATCTTCGCTGTAGGCATGATCGGGTCCTGACCAAGGCGAAACTGGCATTCAGTGCCCGTAGCAAGCCAGCTGTACTGCGTTGTGACCTGCGCCCAGACCAGCGCGGACTCGTCCGAGGCCTCCAGATCCCATGTGCTAGGTACTTCTACCCACTCCAAGGCGTAGCCACGGTAGTAGAACTGGTCGCCACTAGCCCCAGGCAGCATCTCACCCGCCAGCTGGGACGGAATCGGCACCAGCTTAGAGCCCGAGGACACGCCTGAATACTGCGCCCTCTTCAGGAAGCACTTCACAAGGTAGGAATCACCAGCTGCTTCTACCCAGCGACCATTCACAAGGCTAACAGCGCCCTGATTCGGCACCAGGACCCGTGCATTGGCGTAAGGTAACAGTGGTGAGGCCATTTTACGCCAGTTTCGCTAGTCTAGTATGCCGCGCAGCGCGATTTTTTTCAGCTTACCTCGGCTTCGCCTCGCTACGCTTCAGGATCAAACTGCATTTCCAACGTCATGGTAAACAAGGAGTTCCTGAGGGCCTGTAGCTGCTCTTGTTCTTCCTGAGGGCGTGCAGGGTGCCCAGGCCACGCTTCAATGGCTTCCTGGATCGCATAGAGCAGTGTACGGACCTCGTCGTCAGACAGTTCGACCATGAAACCCATCAGATCGTCGTTCATTTGCGACATTTGCCACAGCTCTCGATTTCACCAGTCTTGATCACAGCAGCATAGGCCGCATTCATGACCCGCCAGTCCTGGCAACCCTTACACCATACATCACAGACATCAGATTTAGCAATTTCTTCCATCAACTTGTTCACCTCTGGACTGTTTTCGGGGTGGCCCATGACGGAAAACCGTAAAATACTGCTACAGTCTACCGATGAAACGCAATCAGGAGTCGTAGACGACTCTTCAGGAACGAATGAGAGGGGTTCCGTAGTTTCCGCTACCAAGAAGGCCACCAAGACAGGAACAGAATGCAAAATACTGGGCAATTTCGTCCTTTGCCCGCACCATTTCCTTCTGCGCACCACTTGGCTGATCAGCAGAATCAGCCTCCCACTCCAAAACATCCGCCTTGACCAGCGTCTTACCCTCAGTATCGCTCAGGTTCTGGGTACTTTCGGCGGATTTTGCTGCCTCATACTCATCAAGTGCTGCTCGCACATTGATGACCGCCTGGGCACTCATGTCCTCAAGCTGATTAGCGCAATTCGAGATGCATTCAAGGGTAAAACTGCCAAATGGCACCCCCAAAGCTTCGATAATGCGCAGCTCATCACCAGCCACCCAGTTGCCAGTCGTGATTAAGGCCATGTCGGTACAATAGCTGGTCAAAGTAGTCTTCCAACCTGTTAGAATGACTGAAATAACCGCCAAACAGATGGTGATCAACTCCCTCGCCCTTCTGTTGGCAGTTCGTTGCCAGTCAAAAGATGCCGTAACACAACTTTTGGGGCGGTTTTACCACCAGATGAGCGCCAAGCAAGCTAAAATCTTTATGAATAGAACCATCATGCTCCTTGAACCCAAGGAAAGAGATTGGTTAAAAGATTTGTACTGACGCTTCGCTACAGAGTCGACAGAGTCTGTCTCCTAGCAAAACTCGTTTCAAAAATTTTTCACAGAATTTTTTGGCGGATTTTACCCCCTCACTTTTGAACCAGGGGGCGTTTTTATGGGAAATGTTCAGGGGGATACAGAGTCGGTTTCAGTTTTTACGCGAGGTTTCGAGAGGGGGCAGCCTGAACCTGCCGCATCTGGCCGCGGGGGCGGGGGGTATTTTCGGATTTTCGGCGATTTCGGCAACTTAGGATTTTCTCAGATCAGGTGAGCTGCGGATGAGTTGCGATTTTCGGCGATTTCGGCAACTTCGGTCAGATCGGATCGGATCGGGTCAGGGCAGCCGTGGGTGAGCTGGGAGAAAAGAGGAAAAAGCGAGGGGACCTCCGAAAAACCAAGAATCCCGAGACTCAGGGAAAAAGGAGAGATGAGAAAAAATACTTATTGCCCTGGGCTGGCGGATCAGATACCTTAGGGACATGGGAGGCAAGGCCACCCACCACACCACGCCGACAGGCACCAACATGGAGCTGCTACTCGTCCCCGTCATCCTGCTGGGCTTCCCCATGCTCTGCATTTACGGCTTGTAGGATTCACCCCACCCCACCCCATCACCATGACCCAACCCATCTACCGCGTTGAAGGCCTCTATGCTTCGGGCCGCTATGTCTCCCATCTGGTGGGCGCCTCATCCGCAGCCAACGCCATGGCATCCGTTGCAGCTGCCGACAATCGGATCATCAGGATCACGTCGGCTAGGCCTGCCAACCTGTAGGCCGCGGCCATCCGCTTACGCCAGCCCCCACCCCTTATTGCGAACGGCTCTCATTAAGCAAGTTGGGTAGAAATACCTATTGCCCTGGGAGCCCATCTCGTTTACCTTAGGGACATGGGAGAAACGCCTCCCACCCAACCACTACCAAAGGCAATCAGCCATGTCCAACGCAACCACCTACACAATCACCGTCGGGCTCGAATCCCCTACCCTCAGCATTCAGGCCGCCAAGGAAGCCGCTCTGTTTCTCGCGGGCGTCCGCTTCCCCTCAGGCCACACGGTCACCGAAGCGGTCGGTCGTTGGGAGTCTCCAGAGCGCGGCCTGATCGATGAGCCGTCCCTGGTCATCACCGTCATCGGGGAAGGCCAAGCCCACCGCGATGCCGTCAGCAAGTTCTGCAAACAATACAAGGATGCCGCGGCTCAGGACTGCGTTCTAGTGCAGATCACCAAGCCCGAGACGATCTGGGTTTAATTCTCAGATTCTTTTAAGCTTTAGGGGGTTGGCAGCCAGCCCCCGATCGTTTAACTTAAGGACATGAGAGGAACACCTCTCACCAACCATAGGACCCAACCATGACCCACTCCCACGACCTGCTCACCAGTCTTCGGCAACAGTACCTAGAGGCCTTCCGCTTCTGCCAGGGCCTCGCTGATGGTATGTGCTACCGCCCCACTACCTACCGCCCCGAGCCTGAGATGAGGGAAGACGCAGCCGAAGCTCTCCACACCCTGATGGGCTACCGCGCAGATCAACCCGAGATCTGATACAATCCAGGAGAGGGACACCTCAGAGTCGGATCCCTCTCCTCTGGCCTTCGGGCCTACCAATCAACCCAAGGTAACTACCATGTCCAACGCCCGCCCTTCTGCCCGCCAGCTTGCCCTATTCGCTCAAGCCCTGCGTGATGCTGAGCAGGCCGCCTGCCGCCTCCCCTCCCCTCAGGAGCTGGCCGCCCGTCGGGATGCTTATCTGGCCAGCCTGCGCTGATCGCCGCGGCCACGGGGCAAAGCCAAGCAAGCCCCAAATGTTAAGAAATGTGGAGGGCCTCGCAAGGGGCCCCTTTTTGTGCTTACAATTGGGGAAGAAAGGGCGGGAGGGCCCCGACCGAAAAACCGAACGAGAGGCGGGGTAGCCTTGAAGACGAAAAGACATCGACACCGACCCTGCCATGAAATACCCCTAGCCCAAATGTTAAGTTTTGCGAGCCCACTGGACAGGGCCGCGGCCCCCAGTGCTAGATTGGAGGTAGACCCTATAGATTGTGAAGAAATGTAACAGAATTCAAGAATAGGTATTTCTACCCCTAGGCAGGGGCCGCCAATCGACTATATTGGGATCAAGGGGGAGAGATCCCCCACCACCCACAAGGACCCGAACCATGCTTGACCAACAGGACCGCGACCAGCTGATTGCCGAGCTTCAAGAGCTGGGAGCCATTCTGGGCGGTGCCGAGACTGACGGTGAGCTGATCCAGCTGCTTGACGAGATCGAATCTGAAGCCGCCGCCCATGCCCACACCGCTTCCTTCTACTCCTTTTGATTCTCAGGTTTTCTTAAGGTTTGGGGGCTAGGCAACGGCCCCCAATCGACTATATTAGAGACACGGGGGAGACAGATCCCCCACTACCCACAAAGGACCCGCTCCCATGGCCAACACCTACAACAGCCATCAAGACTTCTCCGCCCAGCTTGCCCGCATGAGCCAGCCCAACCGTCTCCTGGATCAGTACCTGCCCCGCAGCCTGCGCAACGACAGCCAGGCCACCTTTGAGCGCTACTTGCACGGGGCCATGGGCCACCGCGCCGACCAATCTGAATTCTGAAGAGATGTTAACGGGCCCGTCACAGGGCCCCTTCAGTCGCTACCATTAAGACATCAATCAAAGGCACTCAGCCATGACCCGCACCAACGTCGACAACATCAAAGCCATCTATCAGCTGGCCACACTGACCGAAAAGCAAGACGGCGTCGCGTGGTATCCCAACGCCCGCCAGATTGCCCGCGTCCTCGCTAGCAAGCACGGCATCCATCCAGCAGAAGCAGCTGGCGTTATTGCTGCCCTATCGCCTCGCAATCGGTGGGAACGTAACGTACAGGATGCTGACTCCTTGATCGCTGCCTTCCAGGCTGGCGGCGCTGAGCAGGCCATGCTCACGAAGGTCTGCACGTTCGGAGCTAACAAAGCTAAAGCTATCAGGATCCTGGCCGCTGGCGTGCTGACTGACGCTGACGTGCTGGCCATTCTGTCAGGCCCCAAGCTTAAGGAATTCTACAGCTGCATCCAAGGCATTAACGATGTCTGTATCGATGGCCATGCCTTCTGCATCTGGGCAGCCAATCGGACAGGCCTCGCTGATGTCCCCGCTATTGGCGTCAAGCTTCGCCGTGAGATCAAGGCAGACTACCAGGCCGCAGCTGATGAGCTGGGGATCACTCCTAGCGCTTGCCAGGCGATCACCTGGGTCACCTGGCGCCGCATCCATGGCGTGACTAAGTGATTGAGGCCCTGACGTTGGCGGTCATCGCGGCCGCCTTCTCCCTGGCCACCCGCGACACTACCAAGCCGCCGCCACCGCGGACCCCTGGCCTCTCCTCCCAGGCCGCGCAGATCAAGCCCCTCACCCCTACCCAGATCGCACTAGGTAAAAAGCCCTATCTGGGCCAGCGGCGGGCACGGTCGCCCGACTTCTACCGAAACCGACGAGTGAAGAAAGCCTTAAGAAAGCTCCCCTTCTAAATCTGAGAGATCCCTGAGTCGCGAGATTCGGGGATTTTTCGCATACGCCTATTGAGAATGAGTCGCATCTGGGTATTTTTACCCAACAAGAAAGGCTCCCGAAGGAGCCTCTCAAGTGCACCGCGTGATCGCGCCTCAGGTGCCAGGGCTGCCGTGCTCTCATCTCACGGCCGAGGGGTCATCGCTGACCATCCCCATAATGGCCCATACGGCCCCCAGGGCCATGAGTATTTGTGCTCATTTTTATGTGACGAATTATTACGATCTTTTTGCGAATGATTCTCATTTGCAGATAGGTAGAAATACTCAGGCACATATGTACTACCCGTTTTCCACAGGTTTTTCCACAGGTAGTACAGGTGTACTATTGTTAAGAAATGTTAAGGAGTAGTACATTTGTACTATAGTACATTCGTACTAGTCACCCACCCACTACCTCCCTTTCACTATCACGGCCCGTTCACTATCACCCCGCGTTCGTCACAAAACGTAGTATTAGCAATGCTTTTGCCCCCGCCTGGCCCCATCAGTAGTCGAAATGTTACGCTGTATCAATTTTGTGTAAAGTTTGGTAACAGGCGCCGTCCCCCTCTACCTATCCACTAGGATCTTGCCCCCACCACCTCAGTGCTGACAGAGTAACTATATACACTACCCACATGCCAACTATTCGCAAGGTCCATTCTAAGCCCCCTAGAAGCCCCTACAAGGCCCCTCTACCCTCTGCTAGGTGGTATGTGTCATAGACCTATGCTAACGGCTCTCTGAGAGGCTTTCTGTTGTTGTTTTTCACGTATTAATGTCTTTATATATTAGAGTATATATATATAGATGTGCGATAGCGCAACTATCGGTTTGCGATAGCTGAAGTATCGGTTTGCGATAGCTGAGGTATCGGTCAGCGATAGCTGAGGTTGCGCAACCGCAGGTATCGGTCAAGAGAATAAGGGGGGGGGAAATAAAAAAAAAATTATTTTAAAAAAAAAATATTTTAAAAAAATCACCGCCCTTGGCACTTGCTAGTACCTTGGGTAGTGATTACTTCTTTGGCACTTGGGAGAACGGAACAGCCAGGCTGACGGGTGTAGTAGCTTCTTGACCGTATCCTGGAGCAATGATGGTGCGTTTTATTCGGAAATCCTCCATGCAAATATGAACAGAGTAATAAACGCAAGCAGTACCAATTCAATCATAGCGGCACTCCTCCTTCAAAACAGCAGCAATCTGCCGCTCGTTCAATGCAAACGCAGCAGCACGGGCCTCAGCCTCAAAAGCATACTGACTTTCATTGTACCTCTGCATCGGCATTCCCAGTTCCCTTGCAAGTGCTATCGAATCATCCGTGGTATCGGGAAAGATCAATGCTATACTGGCCCCTACACGCCGTGCCTTGCAGTACTGCGCCAGATGAAATGCCTCGTGCCTTACGGTATCCGCAAGTTCATCCAAATCATCGCCATGGTTGTCCACACAGATCACTAACTGCTTATTAGCAGTGGCAAAGCCATAGGCACGCTGTGGGTCACACCAATTACCACCACTATAAACAGCATGACCCGTTTCAGTGACGGTGCGTAATAAAAAATTTACCTCAGCCTTATTAAATGGCTGATACTTTACCTCTTGAGCCACGGCAACCGAGGCGGAGCCGAGGGTGACGGAGCCTGCTAAGGCTAGGGCGGCGAGCTGTTTGATCATTGGTTGTCCTCCTTGTTGAGACGCTTGAGCTGGGCTTCCTTGTCTGGGACCAGGTGGTAAGAGCTGACGAATGCTCGCCTATTCCCTACCACCACATAATAGCCCATGCCGTCTTGGGTGGGTGCGGCAGCGGTCATAGCTTTACAATAGGCAATGTTTGCAGGATGTCGCCGTCAGCGTAGACAGTGACGAAGATACCGTTGCCAGCATCAATCTCGCCAAACTCCAGGCTGTAGTCACCCAGGGACAGGGTGGTAAAGCCTGGGTATTCGCTGTCTGGATTTTGCCAGAGAAGGGCAAAGGGTCCAAGGCGGATCAGGCCGCCAGTGTCAGAAAGATCCCAGATCATGATGCTTTCTTGGTAGAGGTGGGCTTGGCGTCCTGCCAAAGTTTCGGCTTAATCGAGCCCCACCCCGACTTAATGGAGAGGACCGTCAGGCCAGCGTCGTGATAGGCGTCGAAGATGTCACTAGAAGTGTGACTGCGGACAGCGTCACAGCCTGCTGCACCATCAGGATAACGGTAAACGACAACGTGGGTGTCGGTCGGCAGCTCACTGGACAGGTCATTGACCTCATCCTCTGAAGTTTCCTGCATCAGCAGGATGACGCCATACAAGGGCAGGGCCTCATTGAAGTTGGTCTCAGCATCAGGCTGCTCCAGCGCCAGGTTGAGGCAGTGATTGTCGTTGGAGCCAGCGATAACGGTTTTGGTCATGAACAACCTCGGATAACGGAAACGATGCGACCAGGATACAGCTTGAGGGCTGGGATCTCTGAGCGGGCAGCCTCGATGGCTTCAGTGATGTGCTCTGCTTTGACGCAAAGCTCGACCTTGACACCCTCTTGGTTGTTGTAGGTCAGCGTGTAGCGGGCGGAATCAGTCATTGGAACCTCCTTTATTAAAGCGAAATGGTGCAACCTTTATTAAAGCCAAATGGTGCGAAAGCGTTCTCCTCAGCATTGATGGCCCGTAGCTTGTGGGCGTAGGCAAAAATGCTTTCAGAGAGCTTGATGGCGTCCTCGATAGAGGTGCCTTCGGGAGCCTGGGACAAGACGATGTCGAACAGGTCGAAGAAGATCTCAGCGGCGGTCGAGACCTCTTGAGCGGTCAGTGGATCAGTTTTCTTTGGTGTGGTCATTGGCGTGTCTCCCAATAGGACCCAGTCAAGGCCAGTTGACCTGTCTGGATGTTGACTCCCACAGTGTAGCGATGGCGGAAGCAATCCTGCTCAAAGAGACGAATTTCTTCACGAAAGCGGATGCCATCGTATTCAGTGTGCATCACGATGCAGTCGGGATCGATCATTTCGACCCTGGAGCTGTGGGAGCCTTCACCAAAGTAGTCCCGTGAGCGGTGCAGCACGTCGCCGTCAAGGCGCAGTTCCATGGTGCCTGATGTCTGGCCATCCCAGATGACCTGGAACACGCCATGGGCTAGCTCGTCGATTTTGAACTCGGTGGTCATATTGACTGGATTGAGCTTGGGAGCGAATAGGTATCGCCGTTCGCTGGACCAGTCGCCAACAGTGCGGCGGAGAAACTGGAGTGGAGTTGTCATGATTGATCAAATGCTTTTTTAATGGACTCTACCGCATCGATGCGGTCAGCCGTGTGGTCGTAGCCCTTAACAAAGGCCTGCTTGAACAGTTCCGCGACGGTAAGGCAGTGAATGCCTAACATCACAGGCTCATCCACCAGCTCCTTGATACTGGGCTGCCAGTCTGCCATGACCTCGCAGAAGTTGCGGACCATATTGACAGCCTCCTCGCCAGTCATCCCTTTGAGAGATTCTTCCGCCAGGATGTCGGCGTACTCTACCATTTCTTTGGCAGTTTTCTTGCTTTCGCTGGTCATTGCTCGAACCCCACGAATGAAAAAACAATTCCGACGAACAGGATGGCGATCAGTACGGCGGAGCCGTATAGGGCAAGGATGTGAGTCATTTAAATACCTCCAGGACAATAGTGATGGTTGACGCGCAGATGAAGAAGAGCGAGAGCCCTACCATATCAGGCGCCTTAGTCTCCCTGTAGAAGGCAATGCGCAGCAGTTCAGCGATAAGCTTGCTCCACACACCGACGATGAAGCTACCAGAGACGATCATGGCAAGGTAGCCAGCCACTCCGATGTAGACGCTGATGTTCTTTTGTCGCCGCGCCGTGAGCCTCACTTTTTGGTACCAGGCGGAACGTACTCCTGCACAGGCCAGGGCTGCACTGAAGAGCCCGCGTAGCCATAGAAGTACTCGTTAGCCTCGTCGTAAGTCAAGCCTTCGATGGTGCTGCCGTCAATTAAAGTGACGCGGTAGAGCTGTTCAGACATGAGTGCGGACTCCGTTTTCAATGAAACTTTCGACATCGTAGAAGTTGATGCCGTGGTAGTGCGTTGGGAACTGGTTGACGATGGGCAGAAGACGGGGAACGAATTCCGTCGTCTCGTCGTATTCGTCGTCTCTGATGGCGTGGTTGAGTAGTAGACTACCAGCCCTGCCGCTATAGGAGCGGTGGTAGCAGCCTACAGGTATCTCCAGGGCGCCAGATTCTGGTGTCAGGAAGACGAACCAGTGCTTGTCGTTCCACTGTGGATTGAACAGCTCGAACAGGCGCTCACCGTGGATCACACGGTTGTTGTCGACCTGATGGGCGTGAACATACCAGGTAGGCTGTCGATCGCGGTCTGGAGGGCTTACAGAGGGTCCTGTGTGCTCTACCAGGTCGATGCCGTTGGAGCCAGGGACCCCGATGTCAGCGAAGTGGACACCAGGGGTTTTGCGAAAGGTGCGCTCGGGGGTGAGTTTGATCATGAGAAGAAGCCTCGTACAGTAGTGTATTCATCGACCCTGCTGACGAAGTACTGGGAATTTTCCAGTGCTGCTCGTTCCAGGTCGTGAAGGAACCTGGTGGCAGTGCCACCATCGTCGTCAAGGTACTCCACAAGGACCTCCTTGAGGCGCTCGAAGCGCTGGTCGTCAAATTTCTTTTGAATTGCTGGGTCGATCATGATCAGAAGAAATTGAAGGATGTGCCGTTGACCTTGATGCTGATGACGCGGTCAAGGTTGAAGCTGCGCCATTGCCCCAGGGTGATATCGCGGACGCGGCAGGTGACTGCAGGGTTGACCTCTGCAGTGCCCTTGATGCCAGCGATATCGCGGGGATTGAACACCAGGGTGCGCTTGGTGCCGTCGGCCTTGCGGAACTTGACGCTGACGAAGCGGCTGCCAGCAGCATCCTTAGCGTTGCGGAAGATCTGACGCTTGGCGTCGGTGATGGCTTCGTGGGGGTTGGTCATGGTTGGTTCTCCTGTGGTGGATGTATTCATGGTAGCGAAGGAACTGCCATGTTGGCAACCCATACGCCGTAAATTAGCAAAGCTTTACATAAAGCCTCGCAGGCTTTTTCCCTGGACTTGCTGCACTTGGCTGCCAGGATGTAGCCACGAGCCACGACGTTTGCACGACGCAGCTGGCGGCGGGATTCTTCGTTCATCAAAAGTGGTCCTCCTGATGCTGCTCCTGGGCGATGGCGATCCAGTCGTAGACGCGGCGGCGGGACTCTTGTGCCAGCCACTTGTCGCCGTTGTGCTCGTTGAGCAGGGCGTTGACGATGGAGTGGTGGATGCGGTTCTCGGTGTGGCCGAGGTACTGGGCGATGCGCTTTCTCATGGGTTCCTCCTTTGGTTGATGGGTTAATTGTATCACAGATCAGACGACTGACCAGAGTGCGGGCAGACCTCGATCGGCGAGATGGTCATTCGCGGAATCAGCAAAGTCACTAGCCTCCTGCTCGCTATAGAAGGGGCCTTCGTAAGAGCAGGCTTCAGCGGATTCGGGGCTCAGGAGCATTGCGTAGTAGGCCATGGTTGGTTCCTCCTTTGGTTGATGTCTCAAGTATCGCTGGTCAGGTCCAGCTTGGCAAGACGCTTGGCGTGCTTTTTAATCTTTCGCAACACTTTGGCCGCCTCTGATCTGGTGGCAGCCTCCTCGGCACGAAGGTACCACTTGGCGAGCTTGGCTACGATCTGTTCACGGGTTTTCATTTCAAAAACTCTTCCAGAGCGTTGGGGTCGTAAAGGTCCTTGGAGTCTACCTCGTCGATGGTAAAGTGGACATCCAGACCGAAGCTGGTGGCGCAGTCTTGGACGGCGACCAGGATGTGGACGAAAATCTTTTTGAGCTTCAGCTGGTCCCATTCGTAGTTGGACTTGCTGGAACAGTTGCCGATCAGCCTAAACTGGTTGACGGCGGTCTCGATGCGGGGCACTGCGACCCTGGCAAAGCGAGACTTCTTTTCAGCGGTGGTTTGGGCCATTGAGAACCTCCTCGTTAATCAGTGTTTGCCAGATGTAGCCGCAGGCAAAGCCTGCCAGGGCGCAGATAGTGGAGCTGTAGGCCCCGAAGACGATGTAGTTAGTCATAGGTGATCATAAGATTGATGTAGTCAACACAGGCATCATAACTACCAGAGAACTGGGTCATGCCGTCTACCAACACACCGTAATAATTCTTAATCTTGTGGTAGATGAGGTGCGTGGCACGGCTTGTGGTAGCACCTGCGGATAAGCTTGAGCTGGTTGAACGCAGCCTGCAGGCGACATTCGAGACTGTAAATGGCATTGAAATCGGCTCCTTGTGAGTTGAGGTTTTGAAGCTCCCTGCCGAGAGCGGTTGTCCATGCTTCTGTTTGCATCAGTCAACAGCCTCCCAGGAAAGGAGATCGCCAGGCAGGATGTTGAGGAAGTCGCAGATGTAGGCGTCACCCTCTGCATCAAAGCGACCGAGGTCAAGGTCAGCCAGGGTCACGTCGACGACATCCTTGCCAGGGAAGGCGCCAGGGCGGACAGCGAAGCCGTAGTCGATGGTGAAGTGATCTTCCACGTCGTAAAGCCCGCTGATGACGCGGTTGTTGTGGTGAAGCTCAAGGGTCAGGGTGATGGTGGTCATAGGTTCCTCCTTTGGTTGATGGCTCAAGTATCGCCCAAAAGAAAAGCGGGGTCAATACCCCGCAATACTTTTTAACGATTGTAGAAGATTGGCGCCATCTGCACGATTGCAGCACAGGCCAGGAACAAGAGGACGTTGCCGAACAGAGTCTCGAAGGGGTTCTTCATGGGTGGTAGGTGCGACTACCTATCCATTCTGGTTGGCAAAACCGTGGGGATCAACAAATGTGCTGGGGAGCAGACAACTTTCTCGCCCAGTCCACAGATTGACAAAGAAAAACCCCCTTTCGGGGGCTTCTCAGGGTAGCAGCTAACGTCTGGGCTAGATTGAGCTAGCTAGTCATTGGGCTGCATGCTCTGATTCTAACAGGTCACTTGCTGTAGGCAACACCTCGGTAGGTAAGTCGGCCATGGACCGCCTTACCATTGGCGACCTTACCGTAAGGAACGCCACGATAGGCCTTGGCATTACTGAACTGGGCTTGGAACAGAGCACGACGCTTCTGCTCTTTCTTTTGAATCAGGGTGAGTTCGGTCATTGGAATACTCCACAGTGCCCAGAGCCCCGTTGCTTGCTCTGGATCGAATTGCGACCCTTACGGGTCCAACGCCTTACCCTCATTGTACCAGAAAAAACGTAAAGTTGTAGCCTTTGTTACAAGAATGGTATCAGCTCGCAACAAAAAGGGGGCCGAAGCCCCTAAAGTTGAGTATTTGTGCCTAGCTGTTACGACTCCTCTAGTTCCTTTAGCTCCTTGTTGACGCCATCCAGCGCCTCCTGATACAGGTCTCGCCTTTGCTCTAGGCGCTTGCGCTTGGCGTCCTTGTACTGCTTGTCGGAAACCACAAGCACTCTAGGACCCATAAAATCAAAAAGATCAAGCATAGTTAGCAACTTAACTATTATTAAGTTACCAACAAAAATCCCCAGATCCTTTGCAAGGACTGGGGTTTACCGTACAGCAGTTATTCGGTTTATGCTACAGTTCGACGTGCTTGTTGACGGTTATTCGTCGTTCGTCGCCCTGATAAAACTCAGGCTGTAGGTCGATGGCGCTCTTGACGATCTCCTCGGTTAGACCGAACGAACGGTCCTTGCCAGTCGGATCGACGAGGCACCACATAAATCGGGTTTGGCGGGTGGTCCAGCCTTCGGGGAGTTGAGTCATAAGAGTCCTTTTGCGATAAGTGAGTCGGGAATTTGCTTGAAGCTGGTCAAGAGAGGGGCCATGGGATTGTCTTTATCCAAAGGCTGTGATTGCTCACCCTTGCCGACACGGCAGCCATCGGGTGACAGGAAAACCCGAGTGCCTTCGGGAATGATGCCTCGATCACCCAGGAAGTCCAGGAGACCGTTGAGACGTTCACGGGTGGTCCGAGAAGGCCGACCCTTGCTGTCATGAAAATCACCAGAACGAACAATGACGGTCACAACCCTGTTGGCCTGGAACCCAAGAAAAAGAATTTCCTTGCCAAACAACTTAACCTGCACCCCTCCGTCACGAGAGGAGATTTCAGTATTGCCAGCAATAATAGTTCCATGCAGGAGGCCATCCCACTTAAGCGCCAAGTCTACGGCTTCTATCGCGGTTTGGGTCAGTTGTCGATTGGATCGTGCCATCAGTTGCCCTCCTCATCATAAGCTTTCAGGATGTCGACAAGGAACGGGCTACGCACGTCGGCGTAAGCATACTCCTTTTCGTAGGCTTGAGCATACCACAGGATGTGGTCGTTCTTGGTCAGCAGGTCGATCACTTGCTGCCGCAGCCATTTTGAACGGTTTGAGTGACAAGGACGCCTCAGGATGTGCTCAGCAAGAGCATGGCAGGCAGCCCTCATGTCTTCAGTTGCTTCTGGTGTCATTGGTTTTCTCCTGTGGGTAGAGTTTGGCGATGGTTTCGTGGTAGCCAGGGGAGTCAGGGATCCCCGCAGCTTTCAGCATAGCTGTCCAGTTCTGTCCGATCTTGCGCTTGTTATTCTTCGTCATACTGCCCCTTTTCCGTACCACCAGAGCTTTTCTTCTGGCGTGAGCCTGTGCTGGTAGAGCGTGAGGACTTGTTCCCATTCCGTTCCTGAGGAATCAACCGCTCGAACGGCGTAAGAAGGGCAGCGGCGAACAGCAAGATCAGCAACAAACCTGCGACCCACTCTCCTCCAGCTAGGTTGCTTACCACGCCATTGGAGGGAGCAGCTGGGCCAGGGAAGTTCCTCTCGGTCGAACAGCCGACAGACAGGACCCTGCACTTCGTAGACGAAGCTACCGCCAGGTGAGCGGAGCTTTTTGCCGTGTTCATGGGTCATCTCCAGTAGTGCGAATAGAACACGATCGCCCAGACGGCAGCCATAAACAGGGCAGCAAAGACGGTGGTACCGCCGATCAGTGCTAGGTACTTCAGCAGGGTCAGGTAGTACTCGGTTTGCGTGATGGCTAGCATAATCAGTTGTCCTCGGAATGGTCGGACAGGCTGACTACTTGGCCGTTGACAATGGCACTGCAATCGATGACGGCATCACCGAACATGTGCAGGTCCTCCATGATCTCGTCGATGGTCTCGTACTCCTGCTGGGTCACGAGGCGGTCGTCTTCCAGGAACTCTCCTGCACGCTCAGGGGTAAAAGTGAAGCGGGCAACGATAGGGGTGGATGTCTGGTGCATGTAGAACCTCCTTTGATTGGTTACCTTTCCATTTTAACCACAAAAAAAGGCCAGAAGTCAACCCCTGGCCCTGAGTATTTTAGCTCAAGCTTACTTAGCGACCTTGGCGGCTTGTTCGGTCTTTTCCTGTTCGGACTTGCCCTTCTTCTCAGAGGACTGGCCGCTGCTCGGGGCATTGTCACCGCTCTGCCCTGGCTGGCTGGGAGCCACTGCTTGGAACTGCTCGGCACGCTTGAGGTCAGCTTCCAGCTTGATCTCACCCTCTTCGATCTGCTTGTCCAGGCTGTCCTCGCGGTCTTCCTCGATGCGCTCGATCTCTTGATCGACAACCAGGTCAGGATCCAGGACACCACCACGCTGCAGCTCTTCCAGCACGGTCTGACGGGACAGTAGGCCAGTGTTGAACAGGTTGACCAGCTGAGCAATCTCGGAAGCTTCAACAGGCTTGCTGATCAGGGAGTCGTTGATGGCCAGGCCCGACTCTTCGGTGACACTGGACTGCTCGCCTGCATACCAGGCCCAGAGACGCATCAGCACGCCAAAGGCAGCGGTCTTGTTGCGGATCAGGGCGGATACACTGGAAGCAACCTGTGAAGCGCGGAGGCTGGCCTCGGTTGCGGTCTTGACGTTGGCTCCATAGAGGAAGTTCAAGGAGCTGCGATCCATCAACTCTTCAACGTGCTTGATCTCGTTCTGGTGGCGCTCAAGGCTCTTGCCAGTAGGCTCGGCGAAGCCGAAGTCGCCACCTTCTGCAGGCAGGTCGACAGCGGTGTTGGGGCCGAGAACCAGAGGGGCGGCCTTGCCGTCAGGGCCAATGGGAGCGCCCTTGCGGACGGGGACGGGCATCGCACACTTGTGGAGCAGCTCGCAAAGGTCGGAGCGCATCTGGAAGTGCTGGATGCTGAGATCAGCCAGGCCATCCATGGGCAGGTCGCCCTGGGCAAAGCGGCTGGTGGTTGCACCATACCACACCAGGGGGATGATGGGCATGCTGGTTCCCATCTCATCGATCTTTTTGTTACTCCAGCGGCTGGCGTCGGACTTCACTAGGCGGTAAATCTCAACCTTCCCAGGCGTCAGCACGTAGTAGATGGGCTCGACCTTACTGCCAAAGCCTTCGCTAGCGACAGAACGCAGCTGACGGACGGTCACACGCTCCACCGTCTCGCGACCACGGTCATAGCTGACCTGCCAGTTAATCACGTCGGAGCGCTTGACGGAAATGAAGTACGGATGGCGACCGTCGTTCATCTGATCAAAAAAGTTATCCGCTGCGGTCTCGGGCATCATGTCAACCATGATGAAGCTGCCGCCATCACGGAGCACCATCTCGTCAGCCAGGGTCAGAAACGACTGCATGCTGGAGCCCTGAAGGTCCACGTTGTCGTTGTTGGCTTGCATGCTAGGGGGCGCATCCACGATCTGGAAGCGGCTCAACAGACCAGCATAGGAGCGGATACTGTCACGGTAGATTGGAGTGTATGTCGCACGGTCAAGGCGAGCCTTGTAGGCCGCTGCGGGCTCAGCAGGTTCCTTGTGCAGGTACTTCTCCTTGGCGACACCAAGGCCGTCGGCGTTTAGGAGGGTCCAGCAGTCGTAAGCCTGCTCAAGTTGAGGAAGAAGCTTGACCAGTTCAGGGCGGTGGTAGCTCACCAGCGCAGGGTCGTTAATCGGGTGGTTGATGCCGTGTGACATGAGATCCGTCTCGGAAAGTTTGCTGAGTAGCGGCATCACGCCAGCCATTCTTATTAGGTTGCCTGAGCATAAAAAAGAGGCCCTTTCTCAGGGGGCCTCGGGGGTTTTCCTTAAACCGTCCATCGGGGTGGACTTAATCAGTGTATCACCCCTTGGAGGCCTGGACGCCTTGGTCGTTCATATAGCGGCCAGTGACGGCGTAGCTGCGCATAGGAGTCTCGTCGAGTGTCGAGAACCGCAGCTGGCCGATCCGCATACCATGCTCCAAGGGGAGACGGTGGAAACGGTTGACGTTGACCAGCTCCAGGGTGACTTGGCCGTGGAAGCCAGGGTCGATGTAGGCAGCCATGAGGTGATCAAAACCTTCGCGCCCTCGGGACGACTTTAGGTTAAAGACGCACTCAAGATTGGGCGGGACGCGAACGATCTCGGCAGTATGAGCCAGGACGAACTCACCTGGAGCCAGGCTGTAGATGCCGTTTTCGATATCCACCTCCACCCAGCGGTCTTCCCCAGCACCGCCCTCCCGAAGGAGGGTAGCGCCCAGGGTAACGTCGATGGAAGCAGGGTTGACCATTTCAGGGTCAAATGGCTCCACAAGTCCCGCCATGCGGGACAAGTAGCGGATCTGGTGGTCGACGATGGTCATACCCCTTTCTCCCGCTCGTCGGCTTCTGCTTTAGCGATACATGCAGCGTTAGAGCAGCCCGCGACAGATTCGATACTCCAGTCGGAAGAATCGAATTTGTTGAGCGTGGTCAGAAAGTCCTCGTCGGTTTCGCCTGAGATTTCTTGGATTGCCATGAGTTCATCATAACGCTCTTTGGAGATTGGCTCAAACGGGAGCCTTGGGAAGGTACCGCCGTCAACGTCGAATCGAGCCAACAGAGCTGCGGAAATGTAGCCGCCGTTCTCCTGGATGTTCTCGTAGATCAACTTGGACAGAACAGGAACCTCCTCTTCACGCAGCTCGATAGTGGCTGACGTGTTGTGCTCTGTGTAGTATTGTTGAACCTGCATATAGAGGCAATACTGGGCTTCGACAGGCAGTTTAGCCAGGTCAAACTCATCACAGCCAGGGATGTTTGCCCAGCTTACTTCGGTCGGGATCTCCACCAGCACCTCATGAACACGAGGATCGGAAATGTCGTCAAGCAGGTTGCCATCGTCGTCGCGAGCGGACTGGGCAGGGATGACGCTATAACCGTGCTCAATAAGAGCAGGCACCAGAGGATCATTGACACCAAGGGTGATTCTCCGAATAAAACGTTGAGCTTTGGGCGGATGCCAGCCAGAGGAGGCGCCAGTCAGCAGTGACTTGGTGCCAGCAGGCTGGACGGTGGTGATGCGATTCGGGATGCGAATGCCGTGCTTCTCGCAGTAGGCAACCACGCCATCACGAGCAGCCTTCCGCCAGCGGGACAGGTAGTTGCGTTCCTTGCCGACGAACAACTTGGCGGCGCGGTTGTCAGGGCGACCCTGCATCATCCAGCGCAGCCACTCGTAGCCTAGTGCGTGAACAAGAAAATCGAAGAGACCAGTAAAGCTGACGCCAACAATCGGATCAATGCTCCGACTGTACTGGTAGCGCTCATGCACAAATTCGTGTTGCAGGAGGGCCGCGACCTGGAGGCCAGCAGCGTAGAAGGCCGCTTCTTGAGCCTGTTTGTCGTTGGGATCAATGGTATTGAGATGAACTTCAGCCAGGTTGCAGTGGAAGTCGCGACCAATGATCTCGCCGCAGGGGTTCAGACCATAGCGGTCCATACGGTGCTGCAGTTCCCGCTCATCGCACTCCTCGCCGTAGGTGGCTTGGAAGGCAAGCCCTAGGTAACGCTTGGCAGCCTCGCGTCCCTTCAGGTTGTATAGCTCCAGGAAACCGCGCTTGGAGGCAGGGTCAGGCAGGATGTCCACGTTAGCGCGAGCCACGGACTCAGGCACATATTGAATGGCGCCTTCTCCAGAGCTGAACTGCAGGAGTACGGCGTCCTCTACGGTTTTGTAGTCTGGCTTGCTGTGGTAGCAACGGGTATGGTTCGCCATGCGAAGGGCTTCCTTCTTTGGGTCCACGCGCCAGTTGCCGTCCTCGTCCTGGCTGTAAAGGCCAAGCTTGGCGGTAGCAGCCTCTTGGTCGTCCTGACTGAACTGGCGCATACCAGCAGAGCGGCGGATGTTACCAGCAACGATGCAGGCAGCGGCCTCGTCGATCAGCAGGCAGGCTTCGACAGTGGTGAGCTTGCGGCCTACGGCACCGTTCAGCAGATCCACAACCTTGCGGAACATGACCTCCAGCTTGATAGGGTTAGAAGTGCCGCCGAAACCCTTCAGACGCTCGCCAGCGGGGCGGACGTTGCCCAGATCCAGGTGGATGCGGATGTGCCCCTCGTGGTGCTCCAGGCCCTCGTGAGCCCAGTTAACGATCAGCTGGTAGGCATCCTGCCAGCCCTTGCGGGAATCGCCCACAGAGAGGGTTACAGCGCCAGAAGGCAGCAGGGTGTCAAAGGTGGTCTCAGCGCGGCGGGCGGAGTTCGTGCCGATCTCGGTGGTCGAGACGATCTCCAGCTCGTGGCTAACGGCAGGAAGGGCATCGATTACATCCTGCTCAAGCACAGCGCCAGTGCCAGAGCCCTGCATTGCCAGGTCTACCATAAGCCCGAAGGCTTCCAGGTCGGACATGTGGGTGGACGTGCAGTTGTAGTAGCCTGAGAAGTTCTCCTGCTTCTGGCCCCATTCGGTACCAGCCACCCAGAAGGCGCGACCAGAGGGGAATGCGTGCTGAGCTAAGGCTTGCTCGGTGACTTGCGCGGCTTCTTGCTCGGTAAACTTGCCAATCCGTGCAAGATCATCGACCGTGCGGGTCATAGCCTCCTGAAAGTTCTCGCGGGTGCCGTCTTGTTTGCGGCGGCTGTACGTGCGGTAGAAAACGGTTTCTGCGGAGGGAGCTTGTGGACGAAATTCTGACATAGAGCGGAAGCGCGTAGGGAAAGTTTACCTAATCATTCTACAAGAAAACCCTCGTTTCCGAGGGCTCTTGTAACGGTTTTGTAACTGATTCAGGAAATCAGGATCGCGTTGATCACAAGGCAGCCAGGGTACTGGAGCTTGGTTTGCTTGATCGCTTCCTCCATGGATCCAGTGACCTGAAAGCAGTGCTGCGGCAGGTCGTGGCCCATCCGCTTGAAGGTGACATCAAAAGACATGATCAAACCTCATCGTAAAGGGTGGCGCCAGACACGCGGGTCCAGCTTTGACCGTCCTCGCTGGTGTCGAACTTGCGGGCGGCTTCGTATGAAGAAGGTGCCTGGACTACAAAGCGACGGAACCAACTGCCCGTGCGATAGCGGGCAAGAACGGTATAGGCGCGTTGTGGCTGGCGGCGAAAGAAGTTGAACATAAATCAGTCCTCGATGCGGCAGTGAGAAGCGGAAGGATTGGCAGTGCAATCACGGAAGTAGAAGCTAACGGGTGATGCCAGCCACTTGCTCTGCTGAGTAGCAAGAGGCGATGCGTCGGTCTCGGCGTAGTCAGAGTCGTAGGGTGAGGTCGACTTGACGCAAGTGCATTTGGCGCAAGGTGTTTTGCAGGTCATAGACTTTTCTTGGTGGCGTTGATTGAGGCGGGAAAGGAGCAGGTCAAAGATCACTTGCCCTGACCCTTGTATTTCTTAGAGCCGCTGCCCTTCTTGAAGGAGCCGCGCTTGCGAAGGCCGTTGCCTTGGCTGGTGCGCTTCTTGGGTCCTGGCTGGAAGGTGTCGGACTTGCCGTACATTGCCATGATGGTTCGGGGGTGAAGAACAAATTCAGTTTAACGGTCGCGGTCCCACAGGTCAACCCATTGAAAGGGCGGCACCTCGGAACCGAAATGTTTCTTCATGTCGGCACTGAGCTGACGGTGAAGCTTGCGAGCATGGTACTTCATGCGCCAGTTGATCCAATAGACCTGGATCTTAAGGCTAATAGCCGTCAGGACGCGGGTGGTGGTGTCCTGGTCGACGATGAACGCGGCCAGGATCAGTGCTGCTAGTAAATAAGTTCCTTGCATAAAATCACCAGTCAGGGTTTTCGTAGACGCGGACCAGTGTGCTTTGAGGGCCAACCAGTTCGGCTGCGGACAGTGTTGCCTTGGCCAGGGACTGGGCGTACAGGTCAAGCTTGCGCTCGCTCTGGTCGGACTCCCTGTAGACGGCTCGATAGAGCTTCATGGGGTTGCTTGCGGGGGACACGATCATCATGGCAAGTACGCGGTAGTTTGCCAAGCACTCTTAATGTTTTGTAACACGGCGGACGCTTCAGCTCGTGTGATCTTGGCTCGATTGCCGCCAACACTGTAGTAGCTGCGGCCATAACGGTATTCAATCGATGCCCACTCCTTGGCAAGCTCGTTCAGTGCCCAGCCCAAGAGGTCGTGATCACCGCGCAGGTAGGCACCAATCGCAGGCCGCTTGAAGATCACCAGGGTGGCCATCAGGCGGTCCTGGACTTCGGGGGTGAACATGTCCAGTTCGTCAACACTGGAGTGGCGCACAGCCCAGCGCAGGGTGCTTGGAATGAACTGGTAGCGGCCAACGGCATACAGGCTAGAGCGCTGCATGTCCATCACCTGGCCGACAGTGTAGTTCTCGAAGGTCTGGCCTGTGACGCCCTGGATGCCGCCAGGTGTGTCGCCAGCGTAGCCACGGTTTACGGAGTTGTAGTCGCCCTCACCCTTCGCTATGAGGTCCATGAGCGGCCTCAAGCGCTGCTCTGGGGAAACGTACTCAGGGTTGCTGCAGAACACGCCTGAGGCGACTGCAGGGGGCGGAGAAGGGAAATCGCCTGCACCCCAGAGGCAAGCAGCCACCGAAGCACAGGCGATAACGGGTTTAAGGCTCATGCTAGACAGATCGTAGGTACCTGGCCAGCTCGGTGAATCCACCAATGACTCGGCCATCGATCTCAACATAGGGGACTGTTGGCCATCCGTCAAACTTTCCGTGGATTTCTTCATATTCGACCCCTTTCAGGTCAAGCAGCTTCTTGGCCTTAACGCACCAGGGGCAGTTGGGCAGGGTGTTGATGGTTCCTTTCATGGGTTGATTTCGATGGCGAGGTGTTGGATTTCTTTGAGGGGGACCATGATACAGGCCTCCTTGGTGCGGTCTTTGCCCTCCCAGTTGGCCCTAGCATACCAGGCGCCGTTGGATCGGCCAGCGCCCGTCTGGGGGCACTTGGCAGGCGGTTCACCGTGTTTGGCGACCACCAGTTCCTTGAGCTTGTCGCATGGAATGCGCCAGTAGGAATCGTTGTCGATGAACTTGACCACGTAGTCGATCTTGTGCAGCCAGCCGACAGAGCCATTGACAGCACGCCATTCGACGCACAGTCCAGGTGGCCCAGACTTGGTGGGCGACTTGACGTTGACGGTCTGGCCCTGAACGACGAAGTCGATCTTGCCCTTCAGGTCAGCATCCGTACCGACCTCAGTTGTGAAGTCGATCCCAAGGCCCCGCAGGTGGTGTGCGAAGCGTTTTTCGCTGATTGTCCCGTGGCGGAAGGATCTGGATGCGCGTGTTGCCGTCGACATAAAAAACAGGGGTTGGTTTACGGAACGGGGTCATAGCCCAGCTCCAGAGAGATTGAAGGATGTCCATGTTGCCATTATAGCAGAAAACCGCCCGTGAAGGCGGTTCGCTGGTGACGCTCGCTAACAACTGGGCTGGATCACAGCTAGTCTTTGGGCGAGAAGTCAAGAGGGTGCGACTGGCTAATTGATGGGCTGGATCACAGCTAATACATGGGCCAGACCGCAAGAGTGGATGCAGAGGCAGCTAATTTATGGGCTAGATTGAACTAGCTAATATATGGGCTGCATGCAAAGAGAAAAAGGAAGGTGGCGGCTAGTTCGTGGGCTGGACGGAACCAGCTAACCCTTGGGCCGCATACCTCTATTCTAACAGGTCAGTTGAACTCGGGGCGCTGACACAGGCGGCACAGATACTTGGTTGAGCGTCCGAGGAACCGCAGGGAATCCTTGCGGATGTCGTACTCGGTTGCCTGATTACCTTCGCCACGAACGCGGCTGATGATCTTGTACTTCGCACTGCTGTTGAGGTTGTACCCGTAGTCGATGTGAGCGATCATGCGCTGGATGGCCTTCAGGTTGAAGTTGTAGAGGTAGGCACGCATGGTACCAGACTTGGCGATGCCACGGTGCTCGCGCATCTTCAGCAGTGAGCGGGTGATTAGGCCGAGGGTCAGGTCCTGACCACCAGGACCCTTGCGCAGAGAACCATCCATCATGTGCGTCACCATCCAAGCGATCTCAACAGACGGTGAAATGGCACCAGCACCCTTGCGAGCCACACTGTAAACGGTCTCGCCGTTAACGTCCTTAACGGTTCGCTGCTTTTTCTTGCCATCTTCTCCAACAAAAGACTCCTTACACCCTTCCAGTTTCTGGTAACAGTACTTCAGCACCTCCTTGGCAACCTTTTGATCGGCGCAGTTTTCGTCTGCGGCGTCAGCCTCGATAGCATCGATGATGTCGTCATGGATCTCTAGCAGCTTCTCTGTCGCAGGGAAAGCGGGGTAGCCAACGGTGCCCAGGTTGATGGCCATCTCGTTCAGCTCCTCTTCGCGGACCGTCCGTGCCCAGGCCTCAACAACACCAACGTCGTCAGGTGAAAACGGCTTCAGTAGCGGCAGGCGATCCTTGTTCTGCATCTGGATCAAGAGGGCTTGACAATCCGCATAGTCGCTTTTGTCGACACCAAGGGCGCTTACACGCCACTTCCAGGTCTCGTTTGCGCTCAGGTAAACAAGGCGCGACCCGATAGATGCGAGGGCGAGGTGGATTGCAGTCCATTGGGTCTCGGTGTAGTACTGGGACTGGCTCACAAAGCCGCTTTCGCGACGAGGCACGGCATGGATGAACTCGATGCCGTAGATGTAACCAGGGCGAAGGTACTTGGCAGGGTCCTTGATAAATTTGTCACGGGCCACGACAACGTACTTGCCGTCCTCGTAGCAAAAGTGCAGTTTCTTACCTCCACAGTCGATGGAAGCAAGGGGCAGACCTTTGAGGGAAATGCTGTTCTGAGATGTCATGATGCTGGCTCCTGAGAGAAAGTGGTATGGGCCTTACGGCTTGTCTCCATTCTAACAGGTCGTGAGCGTTCGCTCAATGTGCTGTAACACTCCATCCGTTTCATCGATCTGCACATTCGGCTGCACCACCGTCCGCAGCTGCTGCAGGAAGTGGGGCTCAGAAGCCGCTACAACGGCCATGACGCTATGTGGGGTAAGATCGGTCTCGCAGTGCTCTTCTAACTCCTCCAGGCGCTCACAGAGCCATCTCAGAGGCGGATGGGACACAGCAGCCAGCAGTGGGCGCAGTTGATCGCGCAGGTGCGGCCTATGGACAAAAATTCGCAGCATGCGGCGCTCAGTTGCAATGCGGCACTTTTCAGCAGAGCGTACTTGCCATGCTCGCTCGACCCTAACCTCCTCGAAGGTGCCCCAGGACTTGATGACCGATTGGGCTTCCTTGGTGCTCTGCGACAGTGCTCGTGCAGCCTTGTCCACATAGTGTGCCCTTACCGCAGCCGAGGAAAGCTTGTCGATCACCTTGCGAAGCTCTGTCTCGACCTCTGTCACCATCTTGGTGTCATTCTTGTCGAGATCTGCCGCCCAGAAGTCGATCACCCAGTCCAGCCAGGGCGTAGCATCGGCCACCAAGGCGTGGAATGCGTCAGCACCAGACTCGCGGCACACCTCGTCAGGGTCCTTGCCTGCAGGCATCTGAGCAATGTTGATCTGCAGCTTGCCAGATTGCGCCATCGGGCCAGCGGCTGCGATGAAGTGCTGCACTGCCTTGCGACCACCCTCGTCGCCATCAAAGCACAGAACAAAGTTGTCAACAGAACGGGCCAGGCGTTCAAGGACGAACGGCTCAGGGGCTCCTGTTCCCTGCATGGCAACAGCATTGGCCACGCCATGCTGCCACAGCGACACCACGTCCAGATGGCCTTCGACGAAGATTAGCGATCCCGTTAAGCGGGCTGCTTCTTTGGCGCGATGCTCGTTAAACACCAGGCTCTTCTTATGGAACAGGTCGCCATCAGAACTGTTCTTGTATTTGCCAGTCTGATCACCAGTGGCACGACCCGTCCATCCCACTAGTTCGTTGTTGTGGTTGTGGATAGGTATAGTGATGCGGCCAGCAAAGAAGCCGTCAGGAGCAAAGCCTAGGCCGAACTCCTCTGCAGCCTCTGTGTTCAGTCCACGATCCTTCAGGATCTGGCGGATGCGACCCGCTCGGGAGTCGTGCAGGTTCGCCTTCCACTGATCCTGATCCTTCTGCAGCTTAGCTAGCGCAGCCTGTCGCGCCTTCTTGCGCTTCTCCTGTTCCTCGGGACTGATCCCGTCGGTCTCCAGGCTGATCCCCAGGATAGAGGCTGAGAGATTCGCAGCATCGACGAAGTCCAGACCCTTGCGCTGGCGGGTGTAAGCAATGACATCGCCACCGTTGCGGCAGACATGGCAGAAACAGAAACCCTTGTCGTCGTTGATCGTCAGCGACGGGTTGGTGTCTTGGTGCCAGATGCACTGGGTGACATATTCGCGACCCACCCGCTTCAGCTTACTGCCAAGGCTCTCGATAACCTTGGAGATCGAGCCAGACTTGAGCTTTTCTAATGAAGCAGGGGTGATTGCCATAGGGAAGGGGCAGCTCCCTTCAGCTTAACATCAAAAGAGCGAGCCCTGCAACCTTCCTTCGCCCAGCTCCTCCCAGCCATCGATCAGGTCAATCTCTTCTTCGGACCAGTCAGTAGCGGTACAGCCAGCGGCCTCCAGGAGGTCGTTAACGCCGTCCCTGGGGACCACGATGCCAAGGCCAGTTAGATAGACCTCAAGAGCAGTCGTGATCGCCTCAGAGTCGACGCGGTCCACCGCATCTTCAGCGGCATCCAGATAGATTCGCGCAAAATCAATTTCACTAGGCTCCAGTGGATCAGTGGGCTTAGCCTGTTCCTTTAGCTCCAGCGGCGGGCCAGAGCAAACCTTGCGGACTTCCAGCCATTCCTCTTTGGTGATGCCCAGGGCTTCTGCGACTTCCAGGTCGGTGGATCCTCTGTAGAGTAGCTTGCGGCCCTTAACCCAGCGCTCCCGCATCTTGTGGCTTAGTCTGACAGCATAAGTTTTATCACGCACCCAGTGCAGGAGTTCACCACGGATGGTGGGAACTGCCAGGGAGCTGAACTTCATCGACTTACCCGTGACAGGATGGGGCCGATCAGGATCGTAGCGATTAGCGGCCTTGCACAGGCCCTCAAATGCCACGGACTCCAGGGTGTGGTAGTCAATGCCAGTGCTGCGCTGAATGCGCCAGGCTTCACGTCGCGCTAGATTCAGGTTCTCGGTAGCAAGTACTTGCTGCTCGCGAGTCATTTTAAATTTTGTTGGTTTGCGAGCCACAAACTGTTACAATGCTACATCCATTCTACCAAGCCCGATAATGCGCGGCATCGGGCAAAGCCCTGTCACCTCGCCCCCAGGTGACGGAGGTCATCGTCGGAGCGGAGCGCTGGCTACAGTAGTTGATTGCCATCGTCAAGGCGTCCACCATGTCATCATTTTTAGAAGCAGGGAACAGGGCGAATTCGTTCAAAAATGCGTCCAACCAGGAAGCGCTAGCAGGCAGGAAGACGTTGCCAGCCTCCACCAGCGGCACGATGCCCGCAGCTCGCGAGGTCTTGGACTTCTCTGGTTTGAAGCCGATCAGCCCTGGTACCTTCTTCTGCATCATCTGATAGACCGCGTAGCCTGATGCCGCAAGTTCGATCACAGTGCCAGACAAGGCATGCCGCTTATAGAGCCTAGCGATCATCGCCATGGTACCTACCACGTCCAGCTTCTCCCTGACGAGGTCAAGAACGTAGAACTGGTTCCCAGCTTGCCCGACCACAGCACCCACCACGTAGTCGCTTTTCTTGGTATCGGTGAAGGTACAGTCAACGCTAAGCATGACTCTCTGGAATTCAGGGAGAGTAGTATCCCAACTGTAAAATTGCCACCAGTCAGGATTGAACATGTTGCCACCCTCGGGAGCTGGCCGCTGCTGGTACAGCGAAGCAAAGTCCCTAGACCCAACGGCTTCACGGATTCGCTCCAGGGCATCCGTGTCGTAACGCTGGGGGCAGAGTGCTTCGCCCAGTTCAGAACGCCAATCAGGAACAGTGGGACAGTGAGCTGGCAGGATTGGTCTGTCGGATTCGTCTTCGTAGAGGGCAGGGAGGTCAACAACAGTCCAGTTTTCACGGCCTTTTTCAGATACGTTGTGTTCGTTTTCGAGCAGTTGCCCGATCATGTCGTTTTCAGACCATCGGGTCTGAATGACCACGATAGCGCCGACATGTGGCTCAAGACGGGTGTAGAGGGTGGATGTGTACCAGTCATTGAGCTTCTCCATCATGCGGCCTGATTCCGCGTCTTCTCGGTTCTTGACGGGGTCGTCGATGATGAGTAAATGGCCTGAGCGACCAGTGACGGCGCCACCCACGCCAGCAGCCCACAGGCCTCCGCCTCCCTCAGTACCCCAAGCATTGACAGCTTTTGAGCTTTCATTCAGGAGCCCACCACCATCCTTGAAGAACTCTCGTGCCTTTCGAGAGAATCCCTCAGCAAGTTCGGCTGAGTAGGAAGAAATACCGACGTAACGCTCAGGGTGAGCCAGTAGGTAAGCAGCAGGAAGAAGCTGCGAAGCAAGAAGCGACTTTCCGTGTCGCGGCGGGACCTGCAAGATAAGGCGGTTGCACTTTCCATCAATGACTCGCTGGAGTTGTTCAATTACAGTTGCGTGAAATTTGTAGAATTTGTAGCTGGGCATCACCTTCTTGATGAACTTCCACAGCACAACACGTTCCGCATTCTTGGCGGACTTCTTTTTCTTGACCTCCTTGAGAAGGTCCTGACCTGAAGCGGCGTACTCCAGGTAGTCTTTGCCGAGCTTAGTGGACATCAGTCGTCAAGCGGAATGTCGTAGGCCTCGTCGACCTCTTCGTCCATGACCTCAACCTGAACTTCCTCTAGCTCCTGGTCAACGACTGCCATCAGTTGGCCAACGCCGAGAGCTGTGGCCCAGGACTGACGACCAGAGTCGGAAATGTTGGCAGCTGCCCGCATCAGGCCTGAGATCAGACCCATCGGGATGTCTTCCCCTTCGGCCTCGGCCTTGGTGATCCGCTTCTGGATGATGGCCATCAGGTCAGCCGATGTTTCCATCATCATTTTCGCCTGCTCTTCATTCGCCTTGCGGTACTCCTCGATGGAGTCACGCTGACGCTTGCGCTCGATCTTATTGGCTTCCCGTACAGCCAGTGCCATCTGCTTGGTGTCCCAGGATGCTGCACGCTTCTCCCAATTATACTTCTTTGCCCACTTGGAGACCGTTTCCGCCTTGCCACCACGCTCTTCCGCCACGGCCTCAAAGCTGCGCTTGCCGTGCAGGTACAGCTGGAAAGCGTTGAACTGATCATTGCTTTCGTGCTGGCCAGCAGCGTAGACATGGTAGCCCCGCTGGAACTCCCAGATGTTACGGTCCCGCTTTACCTCGGGTTTCCATTCTCTAAATTCGCCGTCGCTCACTAGGATCTCCCTGTGTCGGGCTAGTATGCCGAAGCAACAAAAAAGGGCCACGAAGGCCCCTGGTCAGTGGATGGAGTAAAGCAAACAGGCCAGGGCTCGTAGTGTGTGGCCGCTGCTGTCGGTGAACTCGGTGCCGATTGGCTCGGAGTGGGAGAGGTGGAGGGTCATGTGAAAGCTGCCTCGTAGACGTTGGGGAGTTGCTGTTCAAGGATGTCCTTACAAGCTTCCGCGATCAAGCGATGTTCGAGCTGAGTCTCTACACCCGCACGGATCTGGACGTAATGCAACCACGACCTTATGGTACCAGACATGTAAAGCCTTGTCGGAGTCCCTAGCGGCAGGATGCTGCGGGCGCATTCCTTTGCAACCCCCTGGCTGAGCAGGTACTCGTAGTAGTCGAAGGTGCTGTGGTACAGCTGCTGGATCTGCTTGTTCATCAGATCGACCTTTTTAGGATCCAGGTCGTCATGACTGGCCTGCTTGTTTTTCAGGTCCTGGCTGCGGAGGTGCGGAAGGCCGACTGTTCCTAGCTGGTCAACAGAGCTGTACCGCTGGCTGAACTCCTGGAAGCTGAAGCTGCGGTGGCGCAGGATCTGGGCGGCCACTGCACGGGTGGTCTCGATTTCGACCTGCATGCTGGTCATTTCAAACGGAGACCAGTGCTTATGCTTGATCAGGTACTTGATCAGGCGCGGCGCCGTCTCCATGTTGTCCTGGTTGCTGGGGTTGGATACCCGCGCCATGTAGACGATTTGCTTCTCGGCATCAGGAGTGATGCTGACAAGGCGAGCAATGTGGGTTTCGCGTTCCATCAGAAAACATCCTCCAGGGATTCGGGGGTCTCAACCACTCTACCAGGCTTGAAACGGCGTTGGTAGGACCTATGCCAACGAGGGTATTCCAGCTTATGGGTCTGGATCTCAGGCTGTGCCCACTCTCCAGAGGCTGTGCACTGGTTGTAAATGTGCAACGCATCCTCACACATGGCCATGCCTGTAGCCATCATGTCGGGCGTCACCTCGAACAACTGGACATTGTACGGCGCAACACGCTCAACAGCAGCAAAGATGAACTTGAACGGCTTGCCGTAGGCCATCTGGGCAGCCTGGGTGTAGTAGGCGGCTTGGAAGTCATAGCCAAGGCCGATCACCTTCTTGCCGAACTGATCGGGGTCCACAGAGGCGGTTGTTTTGAGGTCCAGTACGATGCCCTGCTCTACTAGAATGCTGTCGAGACGAGCCTTGCAGCGTACTCCCAACCAGTCCCAGTAAATCGAGACCTCATTGCGGCGGATGTATTCAGGATCGTCCGTGACCTGGTAGTGATCGACCTTGGACAGCTGTTCAGCCATGCCGTGGATGCTGCTCCACATCCTATCCTTGCCGTCATCCTTAAGAATCTTCTTGCGTCCCTGGGCGGCCTTCCATTCCTTGCCGTCCTTCGTCGTCAGCTTGATGTGATCTGGCTGCAGCACGTAAGCAGCGTCGAATGCCTTGGGACCATCCAGGATCAGGCAGTGCGCAGCCGTACCGATCTCCATGGCAGGAGAGGGCAGGAACTTGTCTTTCAGGGCTGCCTGGTAGTGCGCAGGGCTCTGCAGGATTTTCTTGAGGCTCGACTGGTTGACCCCAGGCTCCTTGCGATAGGCTAGGTCTGGCTGGTTATAAGCAACTTCAAGGTCCATGGGGTAGGGTACAGTTGCCTCCATTCTATCAGGGTTAGAACGGCAACTCCTCCTGCCCCTCCTCGATAGAAATGATCCTCACCACCCACATGCTGTACTCTTTCTTGGCCTTCGTCCAGCGGACGGACAGCTCAGGGATGATGCTGATTCGATCATCGATCCACAGCACCTTGTTGGCGGTGTCGAAGAAGGCTCCGACCACGTTGTCGATGTCAGCCCTTCCTTCGCCGTACAGGTCAATCTCAACGCGAAGAGGCCCCTCCAGAGGGGGCCCGTCATACTGCTCCTTGATCTTCTCTAGCAGTTCTTTCTGATTTTTCTTGTAAGCAACAGGCATGAATGTGCCGTGCTTAGTTACCCTCGGCCTCGCTTTGGAGAACAACGGGTGCCTGATCTCCAGCGTAACCATCCGTCAGCTCAGCAACTACCGCAAGGGTACCAAGAACCCCTGCCGAGAACGCGAGGAACTCGAACAGGGGCGCAATGGCAACCAGAGAAAGGCAGATCACTCGCATCTCCCATTTTTCAGCACGCAGCTAGAGCCATCCTTACGGAAGCCGATGATCATGCCACGCCGCTCGATAGTAGAGACGATCTCGTCATCCTCGAACCGATCCAGATCCTTCTTGGCCAGGCGCTGCTGGATCTCTTCAGGCTCGATCTCGATAGGTCCAATAGAGTCGTCCCAGCCAGTCACGTAGTCGGGGGTCTCTTCGTAGGGCCAAGCTTCGTCCAGGTCGATGGATTGACCGTAGTACTCCAGCACGTCCTCGTACTGGACATCAGCAGGCGGCTGGTACTGACTGGGCTTGTCGATGGCTTCGATCTCTCGTTGAAGATACCACAGAGCCTTTTCCAGGTCCTGCTTGCGGTCACCCTTGCGGCCAGCACGTGAGATGTATTTTATACAGTTGCCCAACCGATAGCTGAGCTTCCAGTCCTCGATGACCTCAATGGTCTCGAACTGGCGGCCTTCTGCGTAGTGGGAAGGCTTGTTGACGGGGTCGAAAGTCATCAGATCCTCCTAGAAGGTTTGCAGGTTACGGGCATCATGACAGACGACCGTTTTGTTGCCACGGTTTAGGCGCACCGTGCAGCGACTCTTTTCCCATTGTACCACCACGCCCTTCTCCCAGCCAGCTCCCATGAAGACCTTTACGTTGGTTCCCTTACGAAGAGCCTCTGTAAAGACGATAGAGCCAGACATTCGTTCAGAGCGTTTGGCAGCAGATGGTGCGGGCTTGTAGGTGCCATCCTTGAGCAGACGTGCCATCAGCGCCCCATCCTATGTTGTTCGTTGAGGATGATAGCCGTCGATGGGTGGTCGTTCCACACCTTGACCGCTTGCTCCCAGTTGAGCCCCTTGGCCAGTGTCACCATGTTCTTGCGGTCGTAGACCTTGAAGGTGCCTGGCTTGTGATTATCCACCCCGTTGGTGTTGATGTCGTTTTCGAGCTGTCTCTGACGGCGCTGTGCGCGTTTCTTTTCAGTTCGTCTAGGCATTCTCGACCTCCCTTTCTAAGATGTAGTGTTGCGGTAGGCTGCCGTTGACGCCAGCGACGGCCTTGATCACCTCTGGCAGGTGCTTGTTGGAGCTGTTCAATACCCAAAGATCGGCCTTGGTGCTGTAACGCAGCAGGCCGCAAGCGGTCCAGTCGCCCAGAACCTCGTCCACAAGCCATTCCAGGCGCGTTCGATCGTCCTCTGGGTCCAGATCATCACTCCAGCCGCTGTACAGCTCCGAGTGGCCGCACAGGGGCGTTACAGAGCCAACGACCTCATGACGCTTGACTGCACCACGGTAGAGCAGGATCGACCAAACGAATGGGCGGATGTCTGCTGTTGTCAGCTCAGGCGTGTGATCGTACAGCAAGCCAAGAGTACCTGGCGCAACCTCGGCCTCCTCGATACGAAATCCGAATTGATTCATGGATACCTCCTTGAACTGCAACCATTCTAACCATAAAAAAAGCGCCCCGTCAAGGAGCGCTCGGTGTCGTTCGGACGAAGGGACCGTAGGGTTCCAATCAGAACAGCGAATCCCCGCCACCAGCCGCGCCGTCGCGACGATCTTCCATGAATGTCACAGAAGCCTGCTTCACATCAAGATAGATGCGATCGTTGTACTCGCGTTGGACCAGTTGACCACGCACGCAGACGCGATCACCACGCTTCAGGCGATCAGCAACGATGTCGGCTTGCTTGCCATTGACCTCGATGCTGTAGAACTGACCTTTGCGGTCATCCCCCTCCTTGACGTAAAAGTACTCATTGTCAACCATGCTGAACTTGGCGATCTTGCCACCGTTGCCAAACTCGCGAATGGTAACGGCTTCAGTGCCTTCTTTGCAGGTGACTTTGCCAGCTGTAGTGATTGCAGCCATTGTCGTGTCCTCGATGAGGTGTGTTACCTTCCCATTCTAACAGCCCGAACGGATGCGGCGGCTGCTTCCTTTTCGTCGGCCTTGGATTTCATCACCTCAAAGGCCTCATTGTAGAGCTTGCGGCAGGTGTTAGAGCAGAGGCCCAGCTTATAGGCAGTCATTTTCATGTTGCCTTTCTTGGCATATGTCATGACAATGCTCTGAACGCGAGGCTTGATGCCACACTCGTCCATCAGATTCTTGATTTTCACCTCGGCATAGCTCTTGTCTGCGCTGGTACGGGGCAGAATCAGGTTTTCTTCGGAAATCAAGTCAGCAATGGTAGCCGTATCACCGTCTTCGCCTGCGCGTTGGTCAATGGAACTGATCTCCGTAGCACGGATAGCGCAGTTGATTATGCTGCTACCAATCTTGCCGTTCTTGGACCTGCTGGGCTTACCGTTCCGCCAGCGGTACAGAACTTCGCACATCGAGTTTTCGGGAATGTAGATAGTCCGATCATGGCTGTTATGCCAACGGATGAAGGCCTGTGAGATCCAGCGGTGGGCGTAAGTGGAAAAAGCGTAGCCCAGGGATGGATCGTACTTCTCAGCGGCACGGCGGAGGCCGATGTAACCCTGCTGCAGAAGGTCTGAAATGACCTCGCTGCCCATGGTGTATCCAGAGCGTTTCCTGATATAGCTGCGGACAACGTTCGGTACAAGGCGCAGGTTGTGTTCGCAGATCTTGTTGATCACCTTGGCGTAAGCTGCGCTGCCAGGCTTTAGGGAGTCGCGCTTCTTGGCAAGGCGAATCAGCTCGGACTGGGGCAGGAGCGGGAAGCGGCCTGCTGCATTGAGCCAGGATTGAATGGAATCAGACATGTCGGGTCCTCGTGAGGTATGTGAACAGTATGAAGCAGAAAAAGCCCCCTGTCAAGACAGGAGGCCTTATCGTTACACTTCTTCGCCATTGAAGAAGCTGATAAATGAAACCAGCGGATCACCACTGCTCGACGCCGTCTTTGGGCGTTGGGCCGTACTTGGAGTTAAGCTCCTCTGCCGACTTGCCTGCCAGGACGCCGAGCCCTTTCTCGAAGTCACCGCCGAGCTTTTCGCCGACGATCTTGACGAGTGCATCGATGGCGACGGTGTGGACACCCTTTTCGAGGGCGGCTTCGCGAAACGTAGTCTCAGATGCCACATCAGGCACCAGTGGTTCAGATGCCCTGACAGCCGCCGCAGTAGGGGCCTTGGTAGCTGCTTTTGGGGCTGCAGGTGCCTCCTCGCTAGCGGGAGCAGCGTAGCCAGACTCTAGCGGAAGCTTTGCCCAAAGTTCATAAGCAAGTCCAAAGTGCATAGCAGCAGCCATGCACATACCACGCCGTTGCGTATCCGTGATGTCACGAGCCGTGATCTTGTCATAGGGAATTGCGTTGTTGCGATGGTCCATGACTGCCTGAGGCAGCGCAGGGGTGACATGGCCGTCGATGTGCTGGAAGCGGATCAGCAGGTAGGCACCCACAGGAGCGCGATGTAGCAGGCTGCCATCTTCTGCGGGAACGTAGTCCACGAGCCAGCCAGGAGCATTCTGGCGGAGCAGGTTCATGGTGCGCGACCAGTTGATGTAGCTGGCCTTGAATTTGCCTGTGCCGATCGCTTCGACCAGGTCTTTAGTGGCGACGCCTGCGAGGTTGGGGAAAGTCATTCGAGCCCTCTGAGAGGTTTACTCGTCCATTCTACCAGCCTCATCCGCATACGGCAACTCCCGTTCGGTGTAGAGATCCCATGCTCGCCTGATCTCAGGCCACAGCCAGACATGATGGTCGGTCATACAAAGCCGCACGGTCTCTGGCGACTGGGTGCAGATGCTGAACAGCATGCCAGCCATGTTGAGCGCTCGAAAGATCGTGTCAAGCATTCCTACGCCTCTCTCGGTCCTTGGCGTTTTCGCGTTTCTTCTTCCAGATCCTGTAGTCTTCTGGATTGTCTTTGATCCAGTGGTAGCGAAACACCTCCAGCATCCAACGAGCGCCCAGGACGCCGCCGAAGAACGACCAGGCCTTGATTGCTCGGTCTGGATACCACAGGTAGAGCCTGCCAAGCTTGACGCCGAACTCTTCGTACTTCGCTCGAAGCTTGGGGCACTGGGTGAACCCAGGAGGTGGTGTAAATCGCCGCTTTCGTCCAGCCATGTAAACATTCTACCAAATAAACCCGCACGCACGCATATCTTCCTTTACGAAGTAAAGGATCTTTAAAATCTTATATATAGATGTGGTGATACCTGAGGTATCGCTAAACCGATACCTGAGCTATCGCTAACCGATACCTGAGGTTGCGCAACCGCAGCTATCACCTATGCTGAATACAGCCGACCCCACGCCATGTATCTGACGACCGACCTAAGGCCTACTACGGACTTCACCAAGGTGATGAACGAGGTGATCTTCGACCAAGACCTGACTCACGCAGAGTTCCGCCTCTGGTGCCGTTTGCTGGCCCTTCCGAGGGGAGCTGATCAGGTGATCGTCGAAGCGGATAGCATCGCAGATCAGTTCGGCATCTCTACCGTGGCCTTTCGCAAGCAACGCCAGGCACTGAAGGACAAGGGCTACCTGATCCAAGAGAAAAACCGCCTGGTTGTCACGATTCCTGGCGAGAACTTCAAGCCAAAGGAGGCCAAGCTCACAAAGGAGCAGCAGATTCGCGAGGACCTCAAGGACACCTGGAACTCTTTCAAGCCTGACGGCTATGCTCGTCTCCGCTCTTCCTTGAGCCTGAATCAGGTTGACACCCTTAAGCTTCACGCGAAGCACAACAACGAGCCAGACCTCTGTAAGTTCCTAGCGGCTACCCTTAACGGCTGCAAGGCTGACGACTGGTGGAAGGAAAAGAACATGAGCTTTACTAATGTCTTCGGGACTGGCACCCCTAAGCAAAACAAGTTCGCCAATGTCGAGAAGCTAGTCAAGCTGGCAGGCTCAAAGAAAGGCCAGGCTGTCTTGTTTGATGCCAGCAATGATCAAAGCTGGATCAACTGGTTCCAGTCCAAGGGGTTGAAGATGGACAAGGTCGTTCGCCTTGAAATGAGCCGCAGTACTGCCTGGACCCATCAGGTAGCCAATGACGGCGATCACACGATCTACATTTACACCGACGAAGATTGTCTGGTACACTGGACCTACAAGGAGAACGATCTCGGCGTCTCCTACCTCCCCACTGCTCGCTGATATGATGCAATTCCCCAAGCACATCCAAAACGCCGTCGACCTCGGCCTGCTCGAAGCCAGAGATGGCCGCATTGTCGGGGTCGGTCAAGAAGAAGCCGAATCAGTCCTGGGCATCGCTCGCCTGATCGAAAAAATCCAGCCCACTACCCAGGTCGATGGTGACGACACCACAGACCAGGAAGCCATTGTGCTAAGCCGCGTCCTGACCAGCCCTCCTGGCCTGGCCCGTGAGCTTTGGTCCGAGCTGCGTATTGCTGTTGGTGTTGGGCACGGACAAGAGCTGCCCCGTCAACTATGGTCCAACCCAGCCTTTCGCGCTGTAGGCTCACTGATTGATCGCGTTTTCAACGGCGAAGCTGACGGCGCGACTATGATCAGCAAAGAGCTGTTGATCAAGGCATTCTCCCTGAACAGCACCCAGTTCTGTTCCAAGCTTGAGTTCGAGAAGACGGTTTCAGACTTGTCGGAACCTGCCACCCTTGAGCGCTACGGCGATGCCGCCTCAGAATTCGGCGTTGCCCTGGACTTGCTCCGCCAGGCTCGCGCCCGCGCTAACTTTCTTGCTGCTCAACATCAAGCCGAGCAGACCATCAAGTCTGACACCAAGTTGGAGAAGGCGATCGAAGCGCAACAAGAAGAATTGATGCGCTGCCTTGGCATGCTACGCGGCTCCGTTGGCAACGAGGGCAATGCCACTGATGCTGTAGAGGACCTGCTAGCACCCAAGAACGGCAACAAGTCGTTTCTCGATATCATCATGGACGCTCGCGAGCAGGTCGCCCCTGTCAGTACTGGCATGCAGGCCATGGACATCGACATGGAGGGTGGTGTTCGCCCGCCAGGTCAAGCCGCAGGTGGTCGGCTATTCACCCTTGCTGCCCGCACTGGTGTTGGTAAAACCGTTCTAGGCGTTTACGCTGCCGTCAATCTGGCATACGGCGGCCTCAAGGTGGGCTTCATCTCAGCCGAGCTTGACAAGCATGCTATCTACGCTCGCATCTGGGCAGCAGCCACCAAAGTCGCCAACCCAAACACGGCCTGGGCCGAAGTCGGTGCCATCGAATCCCCCGACCACACACGCAGCGAGGTTTCGGAGCGAGTGGCTCAGGCGGCTATGGCAATTCAGAACAACGGCGGCAAGCTGTTAGTTGAGGACCCCTGGGGTGCTGACGTTGAGTCGGTGATCAACTCACTGCGCTCCATGAAGGCTAAGAACCCTGATCTCCGATGTGCCGTAATTGACCACTTCCACGTTTTGGCTCGCCACAAGGGTGCCCCCTCCTCGGATGCTTCAATGCTGGAGGAGCGTGCCTACAAGCTGATGAACTGCGCCAAGCAGCTGGAGATCGACCTGATTGTCCTGGCTCAGATGAACCGAGTAGGCATGGATCCTAACGGCAAGAAGGAAGCTCCCACCCTGGACCAGATTCGTGGCACGGATGCACTGTCCCATGTCAGCCATGCTGTGTGGATCGTCCGCAAGGAGATCCAGAAGGTCGGAGACGAGGACAAGTGGACTGGTGGCCTGGAGTTCTGGCATGCCAAAACCCGTGGCCGTCAGGCACGCTGGTCTGGCAGTAAGATCGAGGGCATTGGCGGCTTCCTGGACAAGTCAATCCTGAAGATGGATTACGCCCACAGTGCAATCAGGGAGGATGAGACCGACGGCCTCATCGCCGTGAAAATCAAAAAGCGGTAAACTGTAGTATCGACAGGAAACCAATGAGAGGATTCGCATTCAATGCCGTCACCCAAGGGTCTGCGTCACTCATCTGGCTGATCAGCTTCGTGAGCACGGTTTCTCTCAAGGTTGTTGGTAACATTGGGTACTTTCTAATGAATTTGATCGACAAGAAAAGGGTCGAAACGTACTCACGACTCATAGAGAGCATGGAGGAGACAGGCACGAGTGAACTGGAAAGCCAGGCCATGGAACTTCGCCTGTTGGCCTCTGCCAATCAAGTGCGTGACCACGCCAAGGAAACCGATGATTGGACTGACCGCCACACCGAAGCTCTTAATGCCATTGGTGACGCACTGATTTCGGAATCGGGCTGGCAAGAAGATTCTGTCCACCAGTACCTCAAAGGCTTGGTCGAATCAATCGACGGCTTAGAGTACGGGACCGAGGAGCCCTGACCTGTTAGAATAAGTGGGAGCCGTGGGGGCTCGGGGAAAAGATTAAGGGGCCATCAAGGCCCCTTTTTCTATGCTCAGACCTCTCCTCGCTCCACCGCAGCCTTGATACCGCTCATTTTCAAGAACAGACCAACAGTAGGCCCTTCACGAAAGATCGGGCGGCAGTATGCCATGATCTCGCCATCTTCCCGTAGGTGGAAAGTAGGAGGGATCGCAGCACCCGTCGTCTTGAGAGTGCCTCTGTCGTAGTAGTAACCAGGGAGCCAGGAGAGGACTGCTTGCACCGTTCTGAGTAATTCTGCTGGTATGGTTCCTAAAATTAGGGGTTGATCTTCATCCACCACCCATCTGCACCAGACCCATCGATCAGCCAGCGCTTGAGGGTGTTCTTGCGGGTGTACTCCAGTCCATAACCTCTGCCCTGAGTTTCCCAAGGATAGCCGCCGCCGATCAGGCTCAGCTCGCCCATAGGGTCGTTGACATAGAAGTGTGTTTCATCGTAGCCAGTCAGGCAGATCCAATGGCCGCCACCCGTAGGCTTGGTGACGTGACCCTTGTGAAGGATGCCGATCGGTACGGGGATGCCACGATCCAGCTGATCCAAGAGGTCCTGCTCGGTTCCATCCATGCAAAACTCGACATCGTAGCCCAGCGCTCGTGCAGTTTCGACCTGAGCAGTTGACGAGACCGTATCACCACGCTTGAGCACCTCGCGGAGGTACCAGTCATCATCGCCGTCAATGCCTTCGGGATCCACGTACTCCAAGGCCATTGCCATAGAGCTTGAAAAGCAGGAACGCTCTGCCTGGCCCCATACTTCGCTGTCGAGTTGCGTGTAGTAAGGCACATCCAGCGGGAAGGCGACTTTCTCTTCTTCCTCAGAGACCTCTGGAAGCTCCTCTGCGTACTCTGAGAGGTATCCAAGGCATGCGAGGTCGGCCTCCTCCTGGCGGCGCCTTACAAGCCCAGCCATGACGCCATTGCCGCCCTTATTCCAGCGCTTCAGCTCCTCCTGGTACACCTGACAGCGTGGCTCACCAGCCAGCAGCCGCTTGCGCAGCGTGGAGGTCTGCAGAGCATGGGCTCCAACATTGAAGGCGAAGCTGACCAGGGCGTCAAACTCGCTCTGCGCCAGCGGGATGGGTAGCAGTTCCGCGACTGCCGTCTCAAACCGCTCCAGATCCTCAATCAGGAATGCCTCTGCCTGCTCCTCTGCGATCCACATGCCAGGCGTAACACCCCTGGTATGGCCGTAGCCAATCGTCCAGGGGTCTCCCCCAGTCCCAGGATCGGGATAAGCATAAAGCACCAAGCCCTCGTGAGCTTTGATGATCTCGATGCCGTTGGCGGAGGTTTTCATCACCCAATGAAAGCTGGGCTAGGATGCCAATCAAGCGGGTTTTGAAACTAGCTTCTAGACAGTCTGCCTAGAAAGCACCGCCATCCATGTTGACCCACTGGCCGTTGTGCCGAACGTAGAAGTCGCCATCGATCGGCGCTTCTTCGATACTATCGCCAGGAACCCAGTTAGCGCCATCCCAGACCAAGGTTTGCCCGACAAAAGGAGTCGTGGTGCTGGTGTCAACGTCGGTAAGCTCGTCGATTGAGGTAGCGCCACCACTGCCTGCACCTGTCAGGAACAGGAAATTGTACTGGTCGTTGGCGATAAAGTTGGACTCAGGCCCTGGAGTCTCTACGTGGCTGATAGCAAGATTGAAGCCATCAGTGGTCTCGGTGTAACTGGTCAGGTCATAGAGGTGGGCCTGTGACGGATCGTCATTATCCGAGATGTAGATCTGGTTGGTGATCGGAAGAATGGCATCCAGTAACAACTCAACATCACTGTTGGCGGCATTCGTCTTACTAACGTGTAGCTCCGTGACCAGTGTCGCATCAGTCTCTCCATGTGTGTGAAACTTACGAGAGTGAGGCTCGCCCGTCTCCTCGTGATAGATCCAGTTGATCTGCGACCCCTGGCCGCCTGTGACGACGGTGGTATCTTCTCCGCCCCCAGAAACAAGAGCCTGAAGCTGGGGCACATACAGATTTTCCCAGTCGCTACCGTTGTACGTGAGGACCTGGCCCTTTTTCAAGGGAAGCCTGTCGGCGATCTTGACGTTCAGGAGGTCATCCAACATGGCGTCCGTAGCCACGAGGTCCTTGCCGTTTTTCCCGTCTTTTCCAGGGGCTCCTGGGCGGCCCTCAGGGCCTCTTATGCCATCTTTGCCAGGCCTACCACTGCCAACCAGTAGCATACGGTCTTGGATATCCTCGGCAAGCTCCTCAAAGCGCTTTTCGATCCCATCCATCCACCCCGTCGGCGGCATTACGGCAAGAGTCTGCTGAGGCTCAGGACGCAGCTCGGTACTGTCGGACTTGAAGTCTTTGACGGTCGCCTCGATAATCAGGCCAAGCTTAAACTCGAAATTCGGCAACAAGCGCCGCATTTCCGCCAGCAGCAGGTCATCTGGCTCTGATCCGTCGGACTCAATCCAAACCTTCCAGGTCGCCTCAAATTCCTCCAGGCTTGGGTATTTTTCAATATAAACGTAAAACCCTTCACGACCAGACGCGATCGGCTTCTTGTCAACAATGCTAATCCCGCCAGCTGCCGTGCGAACAACAGCGCTGCCCTGTAGGATCTCCAGAATGTTGGCAGAGCTTAAGATCATGGCTTCACTGTCTCCTGCTAGGATACCGTTGGTAGAATAGGGGCGATGTCATCAATTCCTATCATGGAACCCCTCGCACTTATCGGCCTCGTGCTGTTCATCGTGTCAGAGATCCTGCCTTTTACCCCCCTCAAGGGTAACGGCCTTGTCGATCAGATCCTCAAGTCTGCTCGCCAGATCTTCCCTCACGAAAGCCACACTGACAAGTGATGGCAAACCGTGCAATTACGGTAGCCAAGAGACTGCGGGCGCTAGTGGTGGAAGCCATTCAGCGCCTGTGGGATCACGGCTACCTGCACAACAACAAAATTATCGACCTGATCTACCAGGCCTGGCTGCCTGACTGGATCGACGTGAAGACAGGAATCACCATGGCGTCTGTTGACAAGCAGGCAGAGGCCCTGACTCCAGAGCCAAAGGTACTTCCCCCGTTATACTGGGAAGAGAAAGAGGGTGAAACGCCCCTGGGAGGACCTTTTGGCTACACCTACAAGTTCAGCGAAGATAACGACGCTTGAGGCTTGCCAGACCTTATTCAAGGGCCAGTCCAATGTCAAGATCATGGCCAACCGCTTAGGTATTCCATTAAAGGAGATGCAAGAGGTGTTCAGTCTCTACTGTGAGCACAACCTTATCGACGAAGATGTCTGGAGAGGCGATATCGAGCTGGGGTGGCCATGGGCGTAAAGTATCAGACCGATTGGCGTGACACCTGCCGTCATTTCTCCAACCTATGTTTCGTCGGCTCTTACTTGTTTTTTGAGCGTGGAAGTGTTGTTCCTGGTGCCTGCTGCACCCTTCTAGGAGAAATGCTACTGGCCCCTAGCGCCTTGAAACAAAGGGCTTGGAGCACAGTAGCACTGGGTAGTCTGTTCTTTGTGTTAGCGATCGGAACGATCAGCAGATCACTTCTTGGATGAGCGCTTCTTAGCGGCCTTGGACTTCATCTCTGCGGCTTTTTTGGCAAGTGCAGGGGGAAGGCCTTTTTTGCCCTTTGCAGGAGCTTTCTTGGCAGCGGTTTTCTTGCCGCCGTGTCCGTAATGTCCAGGCATTTTGATTCCTTTAGTGGATTGAGCAGTGGCACGCGGTAAGGGCATGACGACTCTTGTGTACTGCTTAGTATTCCTTTTTCAGGGGATGGTATAGCCAGTCAGGAATCCAGTCAACGTGTGAGTCAATCCAACGCATGGCGTGTCTGACTGCACGCACAGTAAGGGGCTTGACGATGGCTTCCATGATCGCGAAGCCAACAAGGATGTCGACCACGATTAGCTGGTGAAAACTCATTTGCTAGGCAGTGGCGTCATCAGCGCCAGGATGATGGTGACGTAAGTCTCAGCAGCCCGCTGGAACTCGGTAGGCTTGTCGGAACGAAAGCCAAGAAAGGCCAGGTGAGAGCACATTAACACCCCCAGAAGGCCCAGCGTCCATGTCTGCTTGTTGGCAGTCATCAGCACTTCCAGCGACGGCGTGCAGCTTTACCTCGTGGACCCGTCCAGCTACGGCTGCGAGCGCAGAAGCTCTTGCGGCGCTTTGCTGCTTTACTGCCAGGCTTGACCTTGCCAGTCACGGGAGCCTTGAGGTTGCTACCAGTGGCAGCATTGTACCGCTTGCGGCCCTTGGCAGTCAGTCCACCGCCCCTCTTGACCGACAGCTTTTCGCCGCGACCCACAGAAAGGCTAGGTCCCTTCTTGCGCTTACGTGGTTTCTTGGCTGGCATGATCAACTCCGTGCGCGTTTTCCTGCTGCTTTAGCTTTCCTAGTGTTAGGAACAACTCCTTTCCCTTTACGGCTGGCACGACGCTTCTTGGCGTCAGTAGCCTTGGCCTCAGACTTGCTCAGGGACTTCCACGCTGCATCAGGCAAGTAACGAGCTGTCCCGCCCTTGCGCTTGGCCTTCTTGCCGTCACGGGTACGCCATTTCTGCGCGGTCCACTTACTCAAGCTGTTGTCAGACTTCTTGGGGCCAGAGTATCCACCACCAGACTTCTTGTAGTAAGCTACAGCCAACTGAGCCGCACGAGCAGACCACTTGCCGCCCATCTTGCGCTTGGCACGAGCCTTGGCTGCGGCCCACTTCTTCGGATCGCGTTTGGTTGCTGTGCTCATTTCTTAGTACTCCTGCCGTTGGCTCCATTACGTGCGCGGTTCTTGGAAGCGAACTCCCTTACTAGCCTTCCAGATTTAGTGTGACTTAGGTCAGCTCCACCCTTGCCCATCAACTTGCGTGCTCGGCGGGCTTTGGCTAGCTTCGCCCTGTAGGCCTTGCGCTCAGCGGTTGAGTGGTAAGCAGTATCGTACTTCTTCTTCTTGGCCTTGGCCTTAGGGTTGCTGGCGTAGTACCGTGCAGATTTTGATTTGGCGGCCATCAGTCGTCAATCCTCCGACGTTGTGTGTTGCTACGAAGGCGCTCGACTTCAGCCTTTAGTCGCTTGCTTTCGCCAGCCTGCTCGCTGACGTGAAAATCGACCCGTTCGGTCAAGTACTGCATGCCGCCCTTCATCTCGCCTAAGGTCTCGAACAAACGGTCCATGTAGCCCTGGAATTCTTGCTTGGTCAGATAGTTTTCAGCCATTTTAACTTCCAGGCGGTCGACACGATCAACGGCTTTAATCGCCTGAGTGATCGCATCCTCGGCCTTGCGCCAGGTAAATCCTCCCCAGCCAAGAGCTGCCGTAATCATGATTCCAACGAGATACTCGGGCACGTTTTAGCGCTGGTCGTACAGTTTAGTTTACCTGTGTTTATACACCGTTTTATTGTAAGACGAACCGTGTGCGCATTATTTAAGCAAAAAGCAGTGAAAACAGTAGCACCTGCAGCGAAGCCAATCGCAAAAGAGATTACAGAGTACCGTACCAACAACTGCCTGGCGGCCTTGCG